TTTTGGTGGTGGGGGTGGGTGTGTCGAGGGTCTGCTGGGGGCACTGGGTGTCGCCCGTGCGGGGGGAGATTCCTCGCGAAACGGGCGCGACGGAATTGCCAAGCTGACAAACAGGGGTGCGTTCAGGCACTATGTACCTCGTCTTCGGATAAGCGAGAGGGCATGCAAAAGCCCGCTCGGTGACCGGGGTGGTTCTGGGGAGAACCTGAAAGTCGCTCGTCCCGACCGGCTGCCAATCCGGTAGAGATGGGCCTTAGCTCGGAGCGCCAACTCCGAGCCGTTGCACGAGGCCGCGCACGGTGCGCCAACACCAGCGGCCAGCGGTTGAGGGTGAAGCCCCCGCCAAGGGGCTCAGGAACCTCCCGCTAGAAACTCGCTACGTCACTTGATCCCCCTCAATGGGTGGGGTCTGTCCCTGTGCATGCGCGAGGGAAGTCTCTTCGTCGGGCAGCACTTCGCCAGCGGGCGTCCACACGACGTAACGCCGGTATCCAGGTGCAACGACGACCAGGGCAATGTGGTTGCCGTCGTGCTTGTCCGCCTCGTTGCAGAGCGAGCCGAAGTCGGGCCCGAGGGCCGGGTAGGTGGCGGAGCACAGCTCGCTGTCAGGAAGGTCTGGGAAGACGTGCACGCTCATCGCTCGCCTCCCGTCCAGCCGTAACCCTCAGCAAGGTCGCTGACGTCCGGGCACGGCCACCGGTGACCGTCGTGGCTACAGATGTCTCCGCCAGCAGGCTCAGAGTGCCGGGGTACGTGCCGCGCCAGCACCTTCCGGTCGGCGGCGCAGCGACGCAGCACCGACTCGGGGCTGTTGTGGATGATGTGCTCTGCGATCTCGTCGCTCAGCGCCTGGAACCAGACGATGCCGTCGTCCGAGACGCGCACCACGTCCGTGTCGACCGGCCGAACCCAGCGGGGGCCGTAGAAGCGAGCGGCTTCCTGGGCGGCTTGCTCGCGCGCGGTAATGGCGCGGTTCAGCCAGGCGAGGATGTCCCCGCCCTGGGCAGTCACGCGACTGAGCGGGTAGAAGGGACAGGGCCCGGCTGCGTCGGCGGTGTGATCTTCACGCCGGATACGCAGAAACTTCGGGGCGACCTGTCATGAGGGGAAGTACCCCGGGTACTCTTGGCCATCGTCGGCACCTCTACTTCGCAAGGGTCGTGGTGTCGGCAGCCCTCGCGTTCCGGCCTCGCAAACCGGGACCGCCACACTGTGGCAGCGGGGGCTTCTGACTTTTCTGCGCGCCCTCCGCGAATCCTCGCAACTGACTGCACGTCTGGCGCAGGCACCAGCCTATCTGTTGGACGCCGCATCTGTCCCCGGTCCTCCCTCACGTGTCGCACGTCCTACTAGTCACACCGGCCATGACAGACCGTCAGTGCTCCCGGCCTATCTCCGAGTCCGCCGGATGCCCCGACACCACCAGCCGCAGCGACCGCTGCACCGAGCCCGCCATCGCATGGAACCCGGCCTCCGCCAACCGCTCTTGCAGCCCCTGCAGACGATCCCGGTGCAACCACGGCGACGCCGCGAACTGAGCCGCCCGCGACACCACCACCGCAGCCCGATCCCAAATCTCCTGCACCACCACCGGATCCTGCTCCGGCCACATGTCCGCCGGCAGCTTCCGCGGCGACCCCGCCGTATCCACCAACGCGGCCGCCAGCAGACCCGCCCAGAACTCCGCCGACGACACCGCCTGCCCCGTCATCATCACCCGCCCAGTCAGGACAGCGTCCGCCGACATCACCGCGAACGCAGCCTCCTCCTCAGCAGACACGACAGCAGGCTCGGTGGTGGGGATCTCGGTCATGCGACAGCCTCCATGGCGGCTTCAGCGGGGAACATCTCACGAACATCAGCCAGGCCCTCGGCCTTGACCACGACCAGGTCCTCCTGGCCCTCAACAGACGGGAACTTATGCCGCAGGGACACCCGACGCGGCCCGCGACCAGGACGACGCCGCGGCCGCGCCTTCACCTCCGCCGGCTTCGACGGCCACAACAGCACCTGACCGTGGAACTCCATCAGCAGGTTCTCCGACGCCGGAGGTATCGCCGGAACCGTTCCGTCATCTGGCACCACCTCGACCCCGTCCAGCAGACCGCGCTTCTCAGCCGCTTCCAGCACCTGCATCCGTGACGCCGTCTTCGGCAGACCCAGATACCGGACCAGCGCACTACGCTGCCAGTTCGCCGTCCGCACATCCGGCAGCTCCGCGGCCTGCGCAACCTCCACCGGCTCCCAGCAGCGCGCCAACGCCCGCAACACGGACTGCTTCTGCTCCGTCTGGAACATCCGGTCAGGGGCAGGCTTAGCCTTCAACTCCGGCCTCGACTCGATCAGCAACCGATGCCGCTCCAACGCCGTCCGACCGCCCCAGATCCCCTCCGGCTCCGCCAGCTTCGGCACCCCGTTGACCCACCGCACCGACATTGCGTACGCGTCGCACTGCACCATCACCGCACAGCCGAAGCACGCATCTATCGCGGCCTCCTGCCGGGCCTCACGCTGCTTCTGCGGCTCACTGCCATCTCGGTCCGCACCCGACCACGCATCCAGCGTCAGTCGGTGGTCCCCCGCGGCACGGCGCGGATCGTCCTCATCGGGAGCACACCCCCGGTACCGGTATCGGGGGTGCTCCTCCCACTCTCGGCGCAGCTGTTCGCTGCTCTTCTCCATCGGCATCGTCATCGAGGGCCTCCCTCCATCGGCGGACTGGTGTCGGTATGGGCCGGCAAGGCGTCATCCAGGGCCAGCCCCCCGGACGCCGCGACCACCTGCTGGGCCACGGCCTGGCCAAGACGGCTCCGGAACGTCTCAAGGTCCCGGGTCAAACAGCCGGCCATCAGCCGGGAAGACGCTCGCTCCCGCGCCAGCGTCCGGCGCAACCGCCGATTCCGGCACGACAGGTGCAGGGCGTAAACGGCAACCGCCGCGGTGAGAACCGCGGCGGCCGTCACAGTGCGAACCGCCAACGCGGTCTCACCTCCAAGGGCATGGGAAGGGACGGACAAGGGTCAGGGGTGGTGCAGCGTGTTGATACGAACCGCCTCGAGAGCCGCACGGTCAGCAACCATCCGGGCGGCATCCTGAGCGTCGGCCAGAGCAGCCTCGTCCGCGGCCGCCTGCACTTCGGTTGGCAGCCGACGCCACTCCTCCATCGACGACACCCCCGCCACGCCCAGCGCCGCCCGCCGCGCATCACTGCGCCGGCGGGCCCACGCCCGCAGCTGACTCGCGGCCACGTACACACCAGACACAGCCAGCGGGACCAGGACACTCAGATCGGAAATAGGCATGACGGGGCTCCATTCGGCGGTCAGCCGGGTCGTGGTGTGGGTGGTAGCCCCGTGGGGTGGGCTGATGAGGTAGTAGCTCGACTACGCCCTAGCGGTTTGCCGGATGAACCAGGTGACAGCAAGATCCGCACGCGTGCACGGCTCGCAAGGAATCTCATGGTGAGCGATGTGCCACAGGTAGCCGCTGCGGGTGCCGCACTCGGGGTGCTCCTCCGCAGCCAGAACACGCCGCGACGCATAACGGGACGACTTGGCCGCTGCGCAGGCCTCATCAACAGGCTCGCCGCGCCGCTTGTGCCGGTCGTGAGCCGACACCGTTCCGCACGTCGCCAGCTTCTGCGAGGCCGATGCGCGGCGACGCGTCGGGGTCTTCTTCCGGCGACGCGGCTTCATCGCACCGTGCTGACGCAGGTACCGCTCACGGCCGTTCAAACCGCCGCGGATCCCCTCACGGTCGTACGGACCCAGCCGCTTCTCATCCTCCAACGTTGCCGCCAAACACGCCTCTAGTACCGGGCATGCCGCGCATACGGCACGCGCCCGCCTTGCCTGCTCTGCCTGGTCCTTGGCCGGGTAGAACAGTGCCGGGTCCAGGCCGCGACAAGCGGCCTGCCCTTCCCACCCGGCCGCCATCAGGCGGCCCTCTGCTCTCCGCCGCCCAGCTCGGCGATGCGACCGTTCAGCAGCTCCCGGAACATCACCACACGCCCGTCCTTCAACGGCACGTCGTTGTCGGCCACGCCGTGCTTCTCCGCGTCCAGGATGATCTGTCCCAGACTCAGCGGGTTCCCCCAGCACTCCAGGGCCTGGGCACGCAGCCGGGCCAAATGGTCCACCCCAGCGACGGCAGAAGGTGCCGGGCCCTGCTCCGGCTTCCCAGACGACTCGGCGCCACTCCCATTGGCCTGCTCACGGGGATCACCACCGGACTCGATGATCTCCAAGTCCGACGTCGTCCACAGATCCAACGCCATCCCGAACCGCATGCCAGCGTTACGGATCGCGTCGCCGATCGTCTCCTTGATGGCGTCACCACCGGTCTTGTCACCGGCGTGCCCGTACCCGAGACGGGTCATCCCGCACACCGTCAGCCGGATCCACAGGCCCTTGTAGCCGTCCAGCTGCGGCAGACCCCGCTCATCCAGTGACAGCGGCTCGTATCCCCAGAACGGGTCCACGTTCAGCAGCCGGTTCGTGGCCTCCGCGTGCCCGACGTAGGCCAGATCGATGTGGCCGTTGTTCGGCATCTTCTGCTTGCACTTCCCGCACTTGCTGACCGGGTGCTGCTGGCAGCCGTTGAAGCCGGCGCTCTTGCAGGCACGGCACCAGACCCGCGGCAAGTAACGGACCTCCGTCGGGGCGAACGGCTCCCGCAGCTTGTGCAGGGCCTCGATCTGCTGCTCCCGGGTGTAGCCGAAGGTGTTGGCCGGGCGTGCGGCCTGGAAAAGGGTGTGCGAGGTCTGGCCCTCCGCCATCGTGCCGGCGGGGGCCTCCGTGCCCTGAGGCATGAGGTCTCCTATGAGGTTGTGCTCAGTGAAGTGGGGCGGTGGCCGGCCCGGGTATCGGCGTCCCAGCCGGCCCGCACCCAGAACGTGCTACGCGGCGGGCTCACCCAGCCGGTCAGTCAAAATCACGCGGACGATCGTCCCCGGGAACACCCGCACCCCGAACTTCTCGGACAACCGCGGCGCCAGCTCGTGCAGAGCGTCACGCACGTCGTCCTTCAGATCGACGTACAGCTTCCCGGTCTCACCGCCCCGGGTGCCCTTCGGTGCCCGGGCGGGCCGCGGCATCTCCCACGAACCGTCCAGCAGCCGCCGGACACCCGTGTCCACGAGCTGGTTCAGGTCGGTGCCGCTCTCACGCGCCGCGACGAAATGATCCCGCACCGGCAGTGGCAGCAGCAGCGGCATGGCCGCCTCCACCCCGCGGTGCACACCCAGCTCGTCACACAGGTACGTCAGCAGGATGTTGGACTCCCTCACCGTGTATCCGGCCTTCTTCGACAGCGCGGGAAGCGCCTCCTGTACCTGCTGGCGCAGTTCACTGTCCACTTGCACCTGCAGCACAGCAGGCGGCCCGCCAGCACGGCCACGGCCTGGCTTCTGCCACTTCGGCGGCAGCCACCCCGACAGCACCCGCCGGTACGCATCGTCGGCGAGAGAGTCGAGGACCTTGTCCATCTCCGTCTCCGCCTCCCGCAGCTCATCCTTGATGGCCTTGGTGGTCGTCAGCGAGATCGGGCTCGGGGAGACGGTGTCGGTGCGCTGCAGCAGCAGGTAACCGCGCGGCTTGCCGAGTTCCGCCATCGTGGTGGCCAGGTCGTAGCGGCCGGCCTCCTTCAGCACCTGAACGGTCTCGGCGAGGTGGGGGCGGATCATCCCGGCCATGGGGCGGCTTCCCTTCGTGGGGCGCCGCTGGTCCGGATACGACTCGGGGCGGCGCGTGGGGGCAGTAGCCACCTCAGTATTCCTCCTCTACGCATTGCGACGCCATGCCGTGATGGTCTGGCGGTCGAGGCGGCGCCCCAACACCCCAAAGACTACCGTTCAATGCATTGCAGTGCAATGCGTTCGTGGTCTAAGGTGAAGTCATCGCACCGCACCAAGGGGGACACCACGATGAAGGCCAGCAGCCGTCAGGCACGCCAGACCATCCGCAACAGGACCCGCACCCAGCGCGCCGCCTCCCGCATCACCCGCCGCGGCAACGGCAGCCTCACCACCCACTGCCTCGCCGCCGGCCTCACCCCCAAGGAAGCCCGCACCGTCGCCAGCAGCCTCCGCAAAGCCGCCACCAAGCTCGGCATCCACGGCTTGGCCGCCCGCACCCACGCCGCCGGCCGCATGCGCACCTGCCACCGCTACACCCCCACCCAGGTCGCCGCACTCGCTGTCATCTACCGCCCGCGCAAGGCGGCCTATGTCCAGGCTGCCGCCCGCCTCGCCCTCGCCGCCTAGCCCCCAGGAAACGACGAAGGCCACCACCCGATCGTCGGGTTGGTGGCCTTGGACACACGCACTGCGTGACCGCAGTCTAACTTTCGAACTCCGCAAGCCGCTACCCCCCTTCATGAACTGGGAGGATTGTTCACATTGACTGAACACCCTGCGACCCTCCATGAGCGAATATGCAAGGCACAGGGGTGCGTGCATCCCATCCGGGCCATGGGTAGAGCGGAGGGCTTGTGCCCACAGCACTATCAGGACCACCTGAAGACCCTGGCCGCCGGCACCAAGAAGAACATCCCTCGTGTCGGCCCCTGCCTGGTCGGCGACTGCGATAAGCCACGTAGATCTCGTGGCCTGTGCGAAGCCCACTACGCCTACAGCATCCGGCGCCTCGACAACTGTCCTGCGTGCGGGGCTGCCAAGGATCGTCGAAGCGCCCTCTGCACCGCCTGCCACACGGATGCTGTCAAGGTTCATGCGCCCACTGAGAAGATGTGTTGGCTGTGCCGACGCACACTTCCGATCAGCGCCTTCAGGCTGAGGAAGTCGAGTGGTGGGGCCGCCCAGTGGAGATCACGATGTAATGAGTGCGAGGCGGCTGATCGCCAACTTCAGGCGAAGAACGCTCTCCGTGACCACACACAGGACAGGGCTAGCAAGTCCTACGCTGGCCTGCGACGGTACGCTAAGAAGCTGGGCATTCCCTGGTCTGAAGTTGTGGAGCGGTACCCGGTCGACAACCGTTGCGAAGTTTGCGGCCGTACCCCACAGGAGGCAAGCCGGTCCGGAAGGTTCGCCAGACTCTCCCTGGACCACTGCCATCAGACGGGGCAGCTGCGCGGTTTCTTGTGTAGTCCGTGCAACTCGGGCGTGGGTCATCTCGGTGACAATCCCGAGCGGCTGCGCGGGGCCTTGAAGTACCTGACCAAGTTCGAGTCCATCCGCATCCTCGGACCGGCGCCGGAGCCGCGTACCGCAGACGATGGCCGGCACGAAGTCGACCAAGACGCCATACCTGGACTGTGAAGAGGAGCATCATGCCCGACTTGCATCTGATCATTACAGAGCCCGAGCCCGGTGAGTGGTGGGGTCGCCTGGATGTCACCGAGGCCCTGGAAGCTGCAGGTTGGACCGGTGACGAATCCCGAACCGTGCTGCGGAAGAACGGTGCGCTATGGGCCCTGACGAACGAAACCGGCGAGTCGGGTCTCGACTGCCCCAACGGTGCCGTTATCGAGTTCCCCAGCAACACCCCGACCGTTGTCATCATCGCGGCCTGCCTGGCGGCCGCCGAGACCCAGAGCGCTGAGAGCTGACACGCCGCCAGGGGAGCGGGGGGAACGCGGGCCGGGATCGGTCGTAGCGTGATGCCAGCACGGTGAAGCACCCGCCCGGCCCCCCTCCACCCCCTTGATCAGGATTTTTACGGAACCTCGGCCACCCCACCCACCAGGAGAAGTCGCGCGCGCAATCCCCCCGCACTTCCCCACGCACGGCACGGAAGACGCCCCCTGAATGAGCGGAGCCCGAGGTTCCGTAAAACTAGATCCACATGAACCGGTGGGACCGGGCACGATATACGCCATGGACCCACGGACCCTGCTCGACACCTGGCTCACCAGCGGCACCCTCCGCCCCACCAGCCAGGCCACCTACCGCATCGAAGTCACCTCATGGCTCGACTGGTGCGACGAGAACAAGGTTGACCCGTGGGCCTTCGGCCTCGATCACATCGCCCAATGGGCAGAGGACCGCTACCTCCGCGACATCCTTGACGGCCGGCCCTTCGACGGCCCCGGCGCCCTCGCCTGGCTCGCCGAACACCACCCCGACATCGCCAAAAGCCACGACAAACGGATCACCGCCCTCACCGGCTACTACACCGCCGCGAAGGACGCCGGCCTCCTCCGCCAGCTCCCCGAGTTCAACCTCATCCGCTCCGGCGTCGACCGCGACGCCACCCCACCCAAACGCCTCACCCCCATGGAACGCGCCGTCCTCCTTACCTGCATCGGCATGTGGGGCAAAGACCAGGCCCGCCACTACCTCCGCGACCGCCTCATCGCCTACCTGTTGTTGGAGGGCCTGCGCCCCGGCGAAATCGTCCGCCTCGACATGCGCCACCTCTACGAACTCCCCGACTTCACCTACGAGGTCCGCGCCCCCGACGACTTCGAGAACGTCGGCAAGAAATTCACCCTCGAACCCCTCACCGTCGCCGCGCTGAAGGCGTACCTGCCGCACCGGCCCACCCCCGAGGACGGCGTCCACCACCTCATCCTCGGCCAGGGCGGCCGCCCCATCGTCTCCCGCTACCCCAACATGCTCGTCCAACAGATCTGCGCCTCACACCCGCTTTTGGCCGACCGGACCCCGCCCGTCACCGCCGACACCATCGCCCACACCGGCTACTGGGACACCCCGGCCGGCGGATAGCATGCCCGCACCCGCCGACCAGAAGGACCCGCCCATGCCCCGCGCCAAGACCACCCCAACAAACTCCGCAGAACCGAACGCCGCGGACAACGACCTGCAGAAGGAGGTGATCAGATTCGGAATGGTTCTCATCACCATGGTGGTCGTCACCGCTCTGTACGCGCCCAGGGAGTACAGCCAACGGGCATTCCGGATGATCAATATCTGGAAGCGAGACCCCGAGCCCGCACCCGAGGAGGACACGCCTCCTGCCAAGCGCCGGGCTCCCCGGAAGTAACCCACCAGTACCGGTCGTGCCGCTCCCCCGATCGGGGCAGACTGCGGGCATGACCTGCGAAGACAATGCTTCCCGCCTTACCTGGGAAGTCCAGCTGTACGAGCCGTTCTCCCGCGTGTGGATGTGCCGCGGCTTAGGACGCGCCACCACCACCGCGGCGCCCGCCGACGTCGCCCGCGCCGTCCTGGCCGGCCACCTCGCCGCCAACCCGGCCCGGCCCGGGGAAACGTTCCGCGCCCTCGCCTACACCGATACCGGCAGTCCGGTCTTCGTCACCGCCGACCAACTGTCCGATGGCTGGGATGCGGGTGAAGCGGTACGCCAGGCCCTCCCCGAACACATCCGTGCCGCGCTGCCGGATTGCGGTAACGTGCCGTCCACTCGGTCCCTTTGACCTTCGGGGGTTCTCGTGTCTCGACGCATCAGTCGGCCCAGCCGTGGCAGCCGAAGCGCACCGGTCAAGCAGCCTCCGAAGCCGCCCACCCAGAAGCAGATGCAATCGGTGGCCTGCCCGGCCTGCAACGCAGCCGCCGGTACGCCGTGCACCATCCAGGGCGGTCACCGCGCCCGCGCCGATGCCTACCGGGCAGCCAGTGGAGTGCCGGCACGGTCGCCCGCCGCAGTGAAGGCCACCGCGAGACAGGCGCCGCGTGCCGGCGCCCGGTCCTGCGCCATCTGTCGTAAGCCGATCGGCAAGCGGCCCACCGCTAAGTCGAAGTCGGGGAAGACCTGCCACGCCTCCTGCCTCACCCGCGCTCAGCAGGCCGGAACCGGCAAGGCGCAGCCGCCGGCACCGCGGCAGTGGAACACTGCGGCCGCCGAGCAGGAGTTCGCCCGCAACAAAGAGGCCATTGAGGACGGGCGCACCTACCGGGGGTACAAGTCGTCCGGGTGGCGGCTCGGTGGGTCGCCGTCCACCGCGGGCGAGAGTAGGCGCTAGTCGTCGCCTCGCCGCTTGGCCTGCACCCTCAGCCACGGGTTCTCCGCGCGGGACTGTGCGCGGTCCAGGTACTCGCGCTTGACTACAGCAGAGCCGGGCTTCCACCGGCCCTGCTTGGTTGGGTCTCCGCCGGCGTCCGCGATCTCCTGGGCGCCGCCGCGGCGCAGCCCGTGTGCGGTCAGCTTCCACCAGTCCTTAAGGCCTGCCTTGTGGGCGCGGTTGCGGACCCAGTCGTTGATGGCGTCGCCGGTGACGTGGTCGCCGCGGTCGGTGGCGGTGCGCCGGTTCTGTAGGGTGCCGGCGGAGGTGAGGGCGCGCATGAAGGCGCCGTCGCGGACGCCGAGCCGATGCAGTATGGACAGCCACGCCCGGGTGGCGTCCACGGGGCACAGCAGGGGGTCGTCGGGTTCGGCGGGGATGTGGGTGTCCTCGCCGTGGGCTTCCTGGTCGGTCTTGGAGAACTGGATGTGGAGGGTGACGAAGTCGTCGTCCACGGAGACGTCGGCGATGGACAGGTCTGCCAGTTCGATACGGCGGTTGAGGGCGCCGCGGGCCAGGAGTAGCGCGCATCGGTCGCGGATACCGGCCGGGTGGCGCAGGTCGCAGGTGGCGACCATGGCGCGGAGCATGTCGCGGGTGATGGGCGGGGCCTTCTTCACCCGGGTTCGGTTCGCCCATTCCTTGCGGTACTCGTTGAGCATGCCGCGGGCTTCGGAGGTGCCGGGTTTCTTGTCGTCGGGCATCCAGGTGCGGATGGCGGACATGTGGGCGCTGATGGTGTTTGGTGAGCGGCCTTCGTTGATGAGGTGGCCGACGTAGTCGATGTAGGTGGCGGTGGTGCAGGGGCGGGCGACGCGGCCGTGTTCGGCGCACCAGGCGGCGAACAGGTCGCGTTGGGAGCGGTAGTTCTTGTTGGTGTTGCGGGGCTTGGAGTGGTTCTTCAGCCGCTCGGCGGTGGCCGGGGAGACGTAGAGGTCGCGTTCGGTGTACGTGGGCTGGTCGGCTTCGGTGGGGAGGTCTTGGCCGGGGAGGAGCACCGTGTGCTGGTCCACCAGCGGACGTACGGGCTGGGCGGGTGTCCAGAGGCCGTGGGTGGCGATGGCGGGTAGGTGGGCGTCGTCGACCAGCTCGGCGTCGACCACCTCCGGGCCGTGCTCGTTCACTTCGCCTTCCGGGGGATGTCGTGGACGTGATCGGCGGTCTCGATCGCGTGGAGGAGGTTGGTCAGGTCATCGCGGTCGGGTACGAGGACGCCGGTCCGATGGTTCAGCAGGAACAGCTTGAAGACGTCCCGGTAGCTGGTGCTCTGCCGCGGCAGGGAGATGAACTCACCGTCTCGCCCCTTGACGGCTCGGTCCGCCCAGACGTGCCGCCAGACGATCGGGAAGGAACGGCGCACTCGGTACGTCACCGCAGGAAGGCTGGCGATGTCCCCGGCCTCCACTCTGTCGAATCCTTCGATGTCGTCGGCATCGAGGCGGGAGAACTGGTCGAAGCCACTTCCGTTGTCGGGGTGGCAGTGCACGGCCTCGGTGGACAGGACGCTGGTGTAGAAGCGGTCTGTCCCGGCGGGGACGGTACGACTGACCTCACGGAGTTGCTGCGCGAGATCCGCGATGTCCCGCTGGCGGGAGAACATGCGCCATTGGAGATGCGCGAGCCAGCCGATTGCGGCCAGCAGGGGAAGCACTACGGCCAGCTCGATCCATTTCTGTTCGGCGAGGATCGTAGCGAACGCCGCTGCCGCGATGACGGCTAGCAGGGCTAGCCCGGTGCGGACGGTGGTGAGCTGGCGGGCGAACGTCATCGGTCTGGTCCCCTCTCATGGCCGCTCACGCAAGCAGCCTCGTATAAGGGAAATTATACGAGGGTGATCACTCGAAGATCCCTCAGCAGGGCCGTGGCGTAGGAGAAGGAGAGGTTATCCGACGCCACATGAGGTGATCCGTCAGCCCGATCGATCCTCATGGTGATTCGGGGCGGTCAGCTCATCGGTCTCGTTGCGCCAGTCCGTGCCGCCGCAACGCGGGCAGGTTGGTACGAACATCACCTGCGCGCACTCCAGCAAAGAGAACATCTGTCGCGCGCCGCAGAAACCGCACCAGTGCGGGTGGATCTCGCGTGGGTCGTCGCACCCATTGCCGGGACGCCCGGCCATCAGCCTCTCCCCTGCCTCAGCTCGAACCCTCTTCAGCCAGGCGGCACGGTGCCCCTGTTGTGACGTCAGGACGTAGGCGTACGGGTGGGCATGAAGCCGTTGTCGATGCGTTCTGCTGCTTGCTCCTCGTCCAGGTGCTGGACGCCCTTCCCGTAGCACTCGGAGCACAGCTCCGAGACCAGTCCGCTTCCGTCGGCAGCGATGACCTGAAAGCTGCCCTCCCCTTCGCACTCGAGGCACGGAAACTCGTACCAGCCGGCTACCAAGTTCATGACTGCACCCCTCTCTGCTGTGAGGGAGATCCTATTGAACGGCGGCCTTCGGCGGCTGCGCGGGCTCTGCAGCACCTCATGTGAGCTTATCGCGCATGACAGCCCGTCAGATTCTTCGTCAGGAGCGATTCTGTGCCCAGACGGCCCCAGCGCTCCCTCGGCGGGCACGCTCTCCAAACTCTAGGCATCCTTGGATTTCAAGCCTTGTCAAGACTTCCAAGGGGTAGCTAAGCTGACGGCATGACAGCTTCCGAGGAGCAGCAGGGTTCGCACTTCTGGCTCATGGTCATCCAGACCCCCAACGAGGGTGGCCTCTACGTGAACAGCTACCAGGGAACGTGGACGCCCCAGCCGGGTGCCACCCGCCTGGACATGTTCAACAAGATCCGTAGCTTTATCGACGAGCAGGACCCGCGGGCCCGAGGCGGAGTCGCCGTCACCTTCGACCTCCAGCCCAACCAGATCTGAGGACACCCGTGAGCGACACCACCGCCCAGCCCACCGGCCGGTGCTACTGCGGCTGCGGCAAGGAGATCGGCTACGGCCGGTACTTCGCCGCCGGCCACGACAAGACCGCCGAAGCCGCGTTCCTCGCCATCCACCACGACGCCTCCGTCGCGCAGATGCTCCACGCCCACGGCTACCGCCCCACCACGGACCGGAACGCCGAAGGATCCGTCACCAAGGAGGCGGTCGACAAGGGGATCTGGGAGGAGTGCCCGCGCGGCTGCGGCTACCGGGGCACCCGGGAGAGCATCAACAACCACGTCAACCGGTACCACCGCGAGAAGTGAGGACACCGAGCATGCTGACCCTGCACCCCATCACCGGCGGCATCCGCAACGGACGCCACCAGCACTACCCCACGCCGAACATCCAGCCCCGCCCCACCGGTTCGCAGGCGGCAGCCGAAGAGACCGCCGTCCGTCTGCTCCGCGCCTACGGGTCGATCAGCTACCTGCGGCTGGTCGACAGCACCGGGGCCGAAGTCCGGGAGTACCGGCGCGGCGACTTCTTCCAGTCCACGTCGCCCCTCCGGGACGTCCACCACCGCGTCGTCGACCAGGACCTCGCCGGCCGCGACGACGAGAAGTGAGGACACCGACCATGAGCGTCTTCCGTAAGCGCCACACCCCTGCCCAGCCGCAGCCGCTCATCTACGAGGGGCGGGAGATCCCGGAGGAGGCCATCACCCGCGAACCGATCGCACCAGGATCCGTCACCTCAGCGAAGATCGCTGACGGTGCCGTGGAGATTGGAAAGGCCGACCCGAGCGACCCTCTGTACGTTCACACGCTGGTCAGGTTCGCACTGAAGAAGCTCGGCATGAGCCAGGAGGAAGCCGACCGCTACGCGGCCGCCCATCAGCAGCATGCGGTAGACGCCGCCCGCGACGACGAGAAATGAGGACACCGACCATGAGCACACCGAGTGAACTCCGGGCCCGCGCCGCCGAGCTGGAGCAGCGCGTCCCGCCGGCCCACGCCGGGCCGCGCACCGACGACGAGCGGATGTGGCTGGAGAAGGCCGCAGCCCTCCGTGCCGAAGCCGACCAGATCGAGGAACTGGACTGGGAGCGGACCGGCCGCATCACGTGCTCCGACTGCGGCATGCTGGTCCGTGCCCGGACGCTGGAGGCCCTGCCCCCGCACAACTGCACCGAGCGGCAGCGCGCTCACCGCGAGCGCCAGGCTGCCGGCCGCGCCACCGAGAAGTGAGGACACCGGCCATGACCGAAGTCGCGACCAGTCCCGATGCGTTTACGCGTCACTTCGTGAACTTTATGGCCGCCCAGGACCCGGAGCGTCTGGAGCGATACCGAGCCGAGGCGTGGGGGCTGGTTGATGATCTGCCGCAGAACTCTCCCGACGCCATGGTGGTCACGTACGACCGCGCCACCGAGAAGTGAGGACACGACCATGAGTGCCGCCATTCTCGCCGATGCAGAGGCGATGGAACTTCAGGCCCGTGAAATGCTCGCCGCCCTGCACCAGTGCAAGACCTGGGAGGAGCGCCTGCGTGCCGAGGACCGGATCGAGGAACTACGGGAGCACGCCGCCAGCATCAAGGCCCGGATCGAGTCCAGCCGCGAGCACATTCGGAACTACTACGGTCTCGACCTGCGCGTCGGCCTGGAAGTCAAGCATGAGGGCCGCCCGGGCCGCATCGTCGGCTTCGCTGGCCAGTACGTCGAGGTGCAGCTCGACGGCGACGACCACACGACGACATGCCACGCCACCTCGGAGATGAAGTATCCGCAGGGCACCCGCATTGGCCCCGGCCCCGACGAGCGATTCGCCCACCTCGTCCAGGTCCACTCCGCCTGACCCCACGCATGACGGTGCCCCGGCTGCTTTCCTCAGCCGGGGCACCGTCGTGCACCCTACCGATCGACGGCGAGATCCGGACAACCCGCGAATCCGCAGGCTAGCGGTAATTCGCGGATACTCGCGGCTGCTCCCGTGTGCTCACGTGTTGGCATGCGTGTGCACCATCTGACCTGCCAAAAGGGTGAGATGGCGGGATCGTGAGCGGCCGCGTGCGCTGGCTGATCCGCTCCCCTAGCGTGTACCTCGTCCCGCCCGGGAGGCCAGACGTGGCCGACTGTGACGGGATACACAAGGGAGCTGTGGAGCCGTGGTCCAGCGACGCCCAGGCGGGTCACTGGCGCAGCTCTGCCGGCACCCCGACAGTGCCGCAAGGCAGAGGAAGTTCCCCTAACCAATGGAAGTTTGGCCTCGGTGGCGATCAGCTCTACCAGAGTTCCCTAGACTGCTACCAACGCAAAGAGAGCCCTGCTTCCCGGCATCGGTTACCAGGCCTCGGCCGGAGGGCTCTCTGCGCGCGCCCTGTTCGGTACTAACGAAAGGCGCATCGCCATGCGTGATGACGATGTATCTACCCTAGCGCAACGACTGTTGCGTGTCCTCTACAGCCTGCGTGAGTGGGCGGCGAAGAAGGCTGCGCGGTTCAAGCGGATGGCCAAGCGTCACCGCCGTGACGTGCAGAGCCAGATCATCCGGGGTGTCTCGTACGGCGTCGGGAGTGGCGCCGTGAGTCTCCTCGTTGTCTGGTGGGAGAACCGGCACTAGCAGCCGGACCTGGAGGGCCCCTACCACCGGTGGGGGCCCTCGGGCTGTCAGGACGGCAGCGCGGTCCGGTGGAAGTTCTGCCAGGACCGGGACGCGGTCGGTCCCCGCTGCCCCTGATACCGCGACCCGCGTTCCACGGAGCCGTACGGGAACTCGGCCGGGCCGGTCATCTGGAAGACGGCCAGCTGGCCCACCTTCATCCCCGGCCACAGAAGGATCGGGAGGGTGGCGAGGTTGGACAGCTCGAGGGTGACGTGGCCCTCGAAGCCGGGGTCGATGAAGCCCGCGGTGGAGTGCGTGACCAGGCCCAGTCGCCCGAGCGACGACTTGCCCTCCAGGCGTGCGGCCAGGTCGTCGGGCAGGCGGACCCGCTCGTAGGTGGAGGCGAGGACGAACTCCCTCGGGTGCAGGACGAACGCCTCCCCCTCGTCCGGCTCCACCAGCCGCGTCAGGTCCGGCTGCTCGATGGCTGGGTCAATGTGGGCATACCGATGGTTCTCGAAGACCCGAAACGAGCGGTCCAGGCGGACGTCGATGGACGCCGGCTGGAGCATCTCCCGGTCGTACGGGGTCACGCCGAGCCGTCCATCGGTTATCGCCTCATGGAGGTCTCTGTCGGAGAGGAGCACACGCGGAGCCTACGTCCGGGCCGGCGAGGTGTTCCCCGCGCAGGTCGTCAGGCAGCAGCGGATAACGATGTGGGGTTCGCTCGGGAGCCGTCGGACGCGACTTGGAAGGCGTGGGGATCCACCTCGGTGTCCGTGACAGCCGCCAGGTTCGCCGTAACGACCAAGTCCGTTTCGGGGAGGTCCTGCAGTGTCAGGCCTGTGGCAGCCATCAGATTCAGGGTGAGGACGGGGACCAAGATCTGGCCTCGGCACCAGGCCGGTATGGACAGGTGCGCAGTGTCGGTGCCCGCCCGGACGACACGGGCGCGGGTGCGCTGGTAGTCGATACGCGTCACATGCCCCCCGCTTGATCTTCGCCCCTACACCCTCCGTCGCAGTGAGCTGGGTGTCAACGGATCTGCGCCCGCCACGCCTCCAGCTCCTGCATGCAGACAACGCACAGCGGGCTGCCGCCTGGGCCGTAGCGGTGGGTGGGCTGCTGGCACGTCGAACACGGTCCGACCAACGCGGGCGGGCATGTCGGCAGAGGCGGGACAGGTCTGTCGGTGAGGGCGGGGCTGCTCATGCGCTCCATCGTACGAGGGTGCGGAGGGAACGCTGTGGGGCCGGGCCGGGAGACTTGGCGGTGCCTCCCCGCTCCCCCGCCCGATCGGAGCCTGCTGTGCCCACGCCCACCGAGCCCGTCTTCCGCAGTGACGTCACCGTTCACCTGGTGAAGTGCAGCGCTTCGGACGCCGACGTCCTCTTCGCCGCCCGTGTCTCGACCGCCGGTGAGCAGTCCCTGGCCGAGTTGAAGGAGGACCCTGAGCGCTCCAAGGGTCTGATCAACTACCTGATGCGGGAACGCCATGGGTCTCCCTGGGAGCACACGTCGATGACGTTCCTGATCAGTGCCCCGATCTTCGTCTTCCGCGAGTTCATGCGGCACCGGGCCGGCTGGTCGTACAACGAGGAGTCCGGGCGGTACCGGGAGCTGAAGCCGGTGTTCTACCTGCCGGACTTCGATCGGAAGCTGGTTCAGCAGGGGCGGCCCGGTAGGTACGAGTTCGTGGAGGGCACGCCGGAGCAGCATTATCTGACGCGGACGGCGATGCGGGCCTCGTACCGGCAGGCGTACGAGGCGTATCAGGCGCTTCTCACTGACGGTGTCGCCCGGGAGGTGGCCCGGTCGGTGCTCCCGGTGGGCTTGTACTCGTCGATGTACGCGTCCTGCAACGCGCGATCTCTCATGCACTTCCTCGGCCTGCGGACCCAGCACCCGGCCGCGGCGACCCCGTCCTACCCGCAGCGGGAGATCGAGATGGTCGGCGAGAAAATGGAAGCCGAGTGGGCCCGGCTGATGCCCCTCACCTATGAGGCGTTCAACGCCAACGGGCGTATAGCTCCCTGATCACAGCTGGATGCCGCCCTTGGCGACGAACTGCACGCTACGGATGATGTGGTTGTCGTTGGCGCCGCCGTTCGCGCCGGTCCAGCCGATCCGGGCGGTGGCCGCCACCGTGACCGGGACCTGATCGAAGGCGAGCAGGGCGCCGATCCACACGGACATCAAGCCGTCCTCAACGAGGACCCGCACTCGCTGGGGTGCGGCACGCAGATCCAGGACACCGCCGTAGGTGGCCACGGCGTCCAGGGAGTCGGCGTCCGTGGTGACAATCCGGGCCCGCGATCCGAAGCCGGTGTCCAGGGCGAGAGCGACCGCGTTACAGCCCTGCAGTCCCAGCTCCCCGCCTCCCCCGCCGACGAACGTGGCCGGGGTGGCCGGGTCGGCAAGCGCGAAGGTGACGCCGTCGGCGCCGGTACCGCCACTCATCTCCACAGTGAACGACACGTCCACCTCGGAGGGGTGGTTGGCGGTGGTCCAGCAGGAGCCGGCACCGAAGCCGCTGGAGGCGTGGGTGAGGTAGACGTCCATGCCGTCGAGGGTTGCTTGGCCGTTGCGCTGCCAGCCGGCGAGGGTGGGCGGGTCGATCCGCGACCAGGGTTCCCACGCCCCTCCGGTTTTGGGTCCGTACAGGCGTCGTTCCCCGATCGACATGGCCCAGTCGCCGTCGATGCCGAGGCTGTCTGCTGGCTGTTCGGTGACGGGCCAGACGGCTCCCGGTCGTGCGGGGGCAGGATCGCCGGGGTCGCCCTTGTCGCCTTTCGGTCCGGCGGGGCCTTGTGGGCCGGTGTCTCCGGTGTCTCCCTTGGGTCCGGCTGGGCCGGTGTCTCCCGTGGGCCCCTGCAGTCCGGTTGGGCCTTGGGTGCCTGGATCACCTTGAGCGCCCGTCGCGCCCGCCGGGCCGGCCGGCCCTACAGGGCCCTCGGGACCCTCCGGTCCCTCCGGTCCCTGCGGGCCGGCGAGGTAGACGACGGTGCCCTGCCCGGTCTGGGTGTCGGAGAGGTCGGCGCGGATGGCGCCGATCCAGTACGAGCCGGTGTCGGGTACGACGATGTAGGTGCGGGCCGGGTTGCCGTCCGGGGCGCGGCCCTCGGTGATGCACCACAGGGTGTCCCCGGCGTCCGAAGTGATCCCGCTGTTCGGCAGCAGGTCCAGTTCCCACGTGCCGTCCGAGGCCGGATGGATCCGCTGGTCCTGGACGACCTCGCCCGGGATCCCGGCGGCGTAGCCGATAGTGCGGGCACCGGTGACGTCTACCAGGGTCGCGGTCACCTCCACCCGCTCTGGGCGTGGGGCTCCGATCAGCTTGCCGGTCACCGTGGTCATCTGGATCTCCTAATCGCGGCGTCGGTCAGTCAGGGTGGGCGGCAGCAGAGTGGACTGGGTGTCATTTGGGGAAGGCTCGCCGGGGCTGGGGCTGGGAGATGGCGGCGGGTCCGGATTGGCCGTACTGGTCTGGGTGCAGTGGTAGCGCGGGTGGTCCGGATCAAAGTCGTCGACAGGAACGCACCGGTACTCGTTACCGTCCTGGTCGGTGTACGTCCACTGGGAGGGTGGGGCGCCGTCCTTGCCGTCCTTGCCGTCCGTTCCATCTTTGCCTGGCGCGCCGTCCGCTCCGGCGGGGCCTGTGGGGCCTGTGGGCCCGGGGACGGTTGAGTCGGCGCCAGGAGCACCCGATGGCCCCGGCGGGCCAGCAGGGCCCGGACTAGGTGTGATGGTTGGCGCGTCCTTCCCGGATGCGCCCGTCGGCCCCGGCGGCCCGGAAGGCCCACGTGAGCCGATTACCGCCTTGCCCGGCTCGCCCCGTGAACCAGGAGGCCCCGCTACCGGCTTCTCCCCCAGTGACTCGACCTGCTGGGCCAGAGCGTCACGCGCGTTGTTGGACCTACGCAAGTCGTCCTGCAGCCCTTGCACGGACAGCAGAATCCACGCGATGGCGGCGCCGAGGAGGACAGCCAAGAGCAGTGCAAGACTGTCGCCACGGCGCCACCGTTTTTCTTGAGCACGTATCTGTGCCCTGCTCATCACGTCCCCCGAGCAAGCAGAATGATCACTGGCAGGAGGATTCCGACGAGGGGCACGACTACGGCTCCGATCAGCCACCGCCTGGTGGCCACCAACTTCTCAGCGTCCTTCTCTCGAAGGGTCTCCAACGTGGACACCCGCCCGGTCAGCGCCTCGTGTCGAAGGTCGTAAATCCTTTGGTCGACCTTCTCGTCCATGCGCCGACCGAGCTGCTGGATGTCATCACGAACGTCGGCGAGCCGATCTTCGAGACGCCGGACCATTTCTCCGGGGGTCGGCTCGTCGCCCATGGGTGTGCTCCGGTCAGACGCTACGGACGGCCGGCTTGACCGGGCTGGACTCTTCCAGCGGCGTCGACGGCAGCGGCGGGGTGACCATGAACCGTTCGACGACGGCCAGGCCTGCGGCGATGGTCGCCATCCACAGCGCCTGCCGGTCCGCGGACCAGTCCAGGCCGAGGCCCACGAACAGGCTCATGACGGCCTGTCCGAGCTGGAGGATGGCCGCGCCCCAGGCGCCGTTCTTCGCGACGATCGCGATGAGCAGGGCGACCACGCCGGCGGCGATGGCGTTGATGGCGGTCTGAACGCCGTCGGACACGTCCAGTTCGTAGCCGAGGAGCTTGACGCCTGCGGCCACAAGACCGAGGAGCAGGGCGGGTTCACGCCCGAAGATCTTGACGGGGGACACGGTGGTCTCCTTGCTGAGGGGTTGGTGGAGGGTGGGTCAGACGTTGGGGACGCGGAGCTTTTCCCAGCTGGTCTTGCCGGGGATGCCGTCGGCGTCATCCCCCGTGTAGCCGAGCTTCTTCTGCCAGGCGCGGTAGGACTCCCGGTCGGCGTTCGTCCAGTTCGGGCCCGGCCCGGAGTTGTAGCGGCCGCAGCCCTCCGCGACGAGGCGGCGCCCCATCGCGGTGATGATCGGGCTGTGGCGTCCGCCGTGGAAGAAGCTGCTGCCCGGGAACCGCTCGTACTGCGGGGCGGACGGCTTCGCCTTCGTGGGCAGCTTCAGCTTCTGGCCCACGGCCAGCTCATCGGCGTCCTTCAGCTTGTTCAGCGACACCAACACGGCGACCGTGGTTCCGTTCGCCTTGGCGATAGCCGACAGGGTGTCGCCCTTCTTCACCGTGTACGTAGCCGTGCTGCTCGGGGAGCCGCTGTCGCTTCCGGTGTCCGTCGGGGCCTTGCCGGGCACGATGGTCGTGTCGATGGCGCCCGGATCGCCGTGATCGTTGCCGGGAACCTGGGAGTGCGCGTAGTGGCCGGGCTTGGACTGCCAGATCGTCCGGGACCGAGAGGACTTCCCGTTCGGGTAGGCAGGCGGCTTCCCAGCCGGCCAGTCGTCGGGGACGCCCCAGGCCCGGCCAGCGGCGAGCAGCTTCTGGAAGTTCGGCTTCTTCGCCGCGTCGAAGCCCTTGGTCCACGGTGAGGCGGCCTTGCCGAGGACCTCTACCTGAATGTTGACCTTGCCCTCGCGGTTCGTGCGACGGGCTCCGTCGTTCTTCAGGGCCCGGGCGGACAGGTTCAGCGGACCGAACTGGCCGATCTTGTCGGACACGGGGTCGTAGATGACCTGCGGCTCCGACGCGACACGGATCAGGTAGAGGGCGACGGAGTTGAAGTAGGCGGCGCCGGCCGGGGACTCGGTGGTGTGCCAGGTGAAGCGGGGACCGGACTCCGGGTGGTCCATGGCGCCGCCGATGGACTGCGATCCGAACCTGACGGCGCCGGTGATGTAGGCCGGACCGCTGGCGCCGCGCGGGAGGTCGTCGGGGTCGAGGCTCTTGGGCTGCTCGTCGGGCTGGTATACGCGGAACTCGGGGGCGTCGACGGGCACGTACACGTCGAGGTCGCCGTCGTCGCGGAGGACGGCGAACGCACCGGCCTGGCGGGGGTGGTCCTTCACCCAGCGTTCGGTGTCCTCCAGGGCCGCAATGGCGCGGACCTCGTCGGCGTGCTCCTGCGTGCAGGTACCGAGGTAGGTGGTGGTGACTTCGCCGGTGTCGGGGTCCAGGTGGTCTGTTGCGACGTAGTACTCGGTCATCGCTGGGAGTCCAATCGGGGCTGGGTGCAGTCGATCTGCTGCCGAAGGGCGCGGTACGTGGACAGGCGCAGCCGACCGGATCCGTGGTCGCCCCAGCTGTCCGACCAGCTGTTGACGAAGCGGAGGACGGTGTCGTCGGCGAGAGTGCCGTCCGGGTTGAGGGAGACGCTCTCGAGGGCCGTCAGGCACACCTCGTGGCCGCCCGCTATAGGGGAGGACTGCCAGTCGGGGTCGGCGTCGATGAATCCGTCCTGGTCCGGCGTGAAAAAATGGTCTACCCACGGCATGCCCATGAGGACGGGCCCGCTCTGGAGGTCACGACAGAGTTCCTCGGCGGTGGTGGCGTGCCCGTACTGGTCGATGAGGCCGCGGTGGCGGAGGGCCTTGGCGACGCCGAGTCCGGAGGACCCGCAGTCGTCGGAGGGCCAGGCGTTGTCGTGCCACTGGTCGCGGTGGGTGGCGTCGGAGTACAGGCCGATCGCCCACCTTTCCGCAGCAACCGGGTCGGTGACGTCGAGGCCGGCCGCGGCGAGGTCCTCGGTGGTGCGGAGGATGGAGATCAGGCAGGTCGCGCTGTTGGCGGTGCAGGAGCCGAGCGCGTCGACGTCTTCGACTCCCTGGACCAGCTCGGACGTGCGGATGCCCTGGGTGAGGAGGTCCTGCTGGTTGAGGACGGGGACCTTGGGGGTCCACTCGACCGGCTTGATGGGTTCGCCGTAGTAGCGGCGTCGGTAGGCGAGGCTGCGCTCGTCCAGCACCATGTGCCGGCCCAATGCGCCGGTCACGGTGTACTGCGTGATGTCGAGGTCGGGCACCCGCCCTGGCTCCTGGATCTCCCCGCGCCCAGGTGAACATCGTGGCGGACCACTGTGGTGTGGTCGTCCCTCGGGGGCTGGAGCAGGGTGGAGGGTCACCCGGTGATCTCAGGCTAGGGGTTGCGGGGGCGATCGTTGCCCCCGCTTGCCCCGGGCCTTCTACTCTTCGACCGGCTGCGGGTCCAGCTTGGTGGCGGTGAGGATGGTGCAGTCCTTTCCGCAGCAGTCGTCCGCGGCGCACACGACGCGGATGTACTTCGGGTCGCCGTTGTTGGAGTAGAACATCGGGATGGTCACCACGATGTTCTCCTGGAGGCAGCCGGGGGTGCGGCAGGCGGCTGTGATCGAGTACCAGGTCTGCGGTTCCCACGTGATGGGCTGCGAGTCCGGGGCGGGGCCGGGGGGCGGCGGGGTATCCGGCTCGGGCTCGACCGGAGTGGGCGGGATGTCGTCGGCAGGGGACTCGGTGTTGGTGGGTTCGAGTGGTTGTTCGGTCATGAGCCAATCACCATCCAGTTGATGCTAGTTGCGGTCGTGTTCTCCCGGTTGACCCAGATCAGGGCGGTGGAGGAGGTCACGGAGGAGACGGATACGCCGGTGACGCCGAAGTTGTTGGGCCCAGTAGGGGTTCGGACGCCGGGCACCGTTGTGTTGGCGGTGGCGTAGCCGCGGAATGTGGTCCCTGCCAGTGCGGGGAAGGACACGGATGCGCTGGTCGGCGTGTTCGCCGCGGACGGGGTGATCGTGACCGTGCCGGTGGCTATGTTCCCCGCGGTGAGGATTCCCTTGACGGTTGCGTTGCCGTCCTTGTCGACGAGGAACTTGTCGACGCTGGCGAGTTGCAGGCGGAGCAGGTTGCCGGTGTGGCCGGTGGCTGCGTTGGCGTAGAGGGCACTGAAGGTGGATGCGGGGGCATCGACGGCAAAGCGGCCCTGGGCGAGGGTTGCCAAGTTTGCCTCGACAACGATGGTGGTGACCTTCGTGGTGTCGTCGGTTCGGTTGAGACCGATCCATGCCTGGGTCTCGGTCAGGCGTAGGCGTGCACCGATACGGACGTTGTCCGGGTCGCTGAATCGCAGTCGCTCGATCACCGCGCTGTCGTTGGTCAGTAAATTGCGCCAGACCATGTCGGAGTAGCTGCTGCCGCTGAACGGGCCGCAGAACTGTTCTAGGTCGGCATCTCCTGGGTTGCTCTCCGTGACCTGGACGGTTGCTTTGTTCGTGCCGCCCGCGTTGTGCAGCTGCAGTTGTGGATAGCTCAGGTTCGGGTTCAGCCAGAGGACGGCGCCGCTGCTGCCTTTGACGAGGAGGCCGCGGGCGGAGAGTTCGTTGATGGCTGTGTTGCTGCTGTCGTAGAGGATGATTTTGTTCTGGCCCAGCTCGTTCAGCGTGATGTGCTCGCCGCTTGTCGCGGTCTGCAGCGTGCCGCCGGTGATGGTGGTGCCGGTGATCGTGCCGCCGGTGATGGTCTTGCCGGTGATGGCATCCGCGGCAAGCGCGGTCGCGTCCACCGCTCCTGCCTGGATCTTCCCTACCGTGATCGCATTCGCGGCGATCTTGTCGGCGGTCACGGCGAGCGCGTCCAGCTTGTCCGTTGTCACCGCACCGGATGCGATCTTGCCTGCGTTTACCGCGCCCGTGTCCAGCTGCACCGTCTGAACAGCGCCCGCAACGATCTTCTGCGTGGTGATGGCGCCGTCCTGGATCTGCGTCCCACCGGCCACCGGACGCACCGCGGCGTTGTCGAACCACAGTGTTCCCGCGGTCCCGCTGGTGGAGGCCACGTTCAGCTTGACCCGGGCGGTGTTCGCGGGGGCGGTGACAGTTGCGGTGATGCGCTGCCAGGTCGCACCCACGGTGGGCGGGCTGGCCTGCGCGGCACCGGACGCTAGGAACGTCCCGGATGCGTCTTCCCAGCGGGCGTAGATCCGGGGCGTGCCCACATAGTCCGTCGACGCCTGATAGTCGACGGCCAGATACAGCTGCTCGCCGGGCAGGATCGGAATGTCGAAAAGGGTGAGGTCCCGGTTCGTGGGAGTTCCTGCGGTCGCGTTGACCTTGAGTGATTTCGTGGAGCCGTTACCCTTGGTGGCGTCCACGGACCAGAAGCTGTTCCCGGTGACGAGGGCCGCGGTGTAGGCGCCTTCGAAGCTCGGGTCGGACAGCAGGTTGGCGCCGCCGGTGACGGTGAGCTTGTCGGTGGTGACCGCGCCGGCCGCGATCGTCGCCGAGGTGACTGCCCCGGCCTGGATGTTGCCTGCCACGACAGAGTTGGCGGCGAGTTTCCCGGCGGTGACGGCGCCTGAGGCGATGGCCGGTCCGGTGACGGCGTTGTTGGCGAGCTTGCCGACTTCCACGGCGGCGTCGGCGAGTTTCGCCGCTAGGACGGCGCCGTCTTGGAGGGCGGTGGTGTCGACTGCGCCGGCGGCCAGCTTGGCCGCCGTGACGGCGTCGTCGGCGAGTTTCACCGTGGTGACGATGCCGTCGAGGATGTCGTCTGCGACTACCGGTGTGGGCCCGAGCGGGCCGACCGTGACGGAGGGCGTGGATGCGGTGCCGGACGTGTTCCGGGCCAGCAGACGGACGTACACGGGCGCATCGCAGGGGACGACGACGGTGGCGCCCTGCGCGGTCTCGATGGTGCCCTGCAGCGTGGCCGGGACCGGCGTGTAGGAGGCGAGGATGGAGGCGTGGACCTCCACCCGCGCCCAGTCCAGCGGCAGCACGCTGCCGTCGGCGAACGTGCCGTCCCAGGAGACGGTGACGCCGCCGAGAACGGAGGCGACGATCGGTGCGGACGGCTGCGGTGGGGGCGGCCCGTTCGTGATGTTCACGCCGGTCGTGCCGTCGGCTTGCTGCCCGATGACGCCGCGGAGGCTGCCCTGCCCGTCGTACACCTGGATGGCGGTGTTCTCGATGGAGGCGTGGGTGAGCCGGGGGGAACGCTCGATCTTGCTGAGGCGTTTGTTGATCTGGTTGAGTTCGCGGCCGATGTCCACCTCAGACGCCTCCGTACTGGAATGAGTCGGCCGGTTTCAGGCTGACCACGGTCTGGGGGCCGCCCTGGGCCTGGGGTTTACGGGTCCATCCGGTGATGCGGCACCAGCCGGCGTAGGACGTCCAGGGGTTGTTGACGCGGGTGAACACGTCATCGCCGATCTGCCAGGAGCCGTACGGGGCGGCGGGGGTGTCGCGGATGGTGATCTGGTCGACGCTGCCTCGGACGGTGGCCTGTCTCCAGGTTCGTTCGCGGGCGGCGCGGGCTTGGAGGATGTCGTTGCCGTTGACGTCGGGGAGGTCCAGGACGTGCTCGAGGCGTAGGCGGCCGTTGCGGACGGCGGAGGTCTGCTTCAGCCGGGAGCGGCCTTCTCCGGAGCCTGCGGCGACGACGACCTGGGCGTAGTCGTCGCCGGACAGGGCGTCTTCGGGTTCGTCGATGATGTTGACGCCGCTGGAAAAGGTGATGTCGGTGCGTCGCCTGCCGAGGCGCGGCCAGCCCAGCTTGATCCGCTTCACGACCCCGGTCTTTGTGCTGTTCCAGGAGGTGGTGCAGGTGTAGTCGGGGGTGGCGTCACCGGAGACGAGGTCGTCGACCTGGTCTCCTAGGCAGGGCATCTCCCAAGGGTTGGAGTGGTAGACGTCCGCGGGTGTGCCGATGGTGGCCGTGCTGGTGGTGGGGTCGACGGTGACGCCGATGCTGCCGTCGGCCACCGACTGGGCGTAGGTCCAGATGTTGCGGATGACCTGGCATCGGTCGGCGTAGGTGTAGGGGCCGCGGCCGCCGTGCTCTCCGTCGAGGTCGAATCGCTTCTGCAGGTACGACGACCAGGACGCGGCCTCGATCGCGTAGTCGTTTCCTTGTGCGCGGACGTCCCAGACGATGCCGCCCCACTGAAGCTGGTTGGCGGACTCGACGAAGATGAACGTGTTGCCAGGGTCCACGACGAGGGGGCTGGACGAGAGCAGCCGTGGGGACAGCCGACCGGACAGGCTGCCTGGCCCGTTGAGTTCGTCCCCGTACTCCAGGTCGACGAGCGGGAGTGCAGTGGACAGCCAGGCGCCGGTGAGAGCGTTCTGTGTGAGGACCCGGTCCGGGACGAGGGGGCCGGTCATCGCGGCGCCTCGAAGAACTCCACGTCGGCGATGAGGGTGCTGCTGCTGTCGACGCTGACGGTGCCCACGTTGCCGGAATGACCCGCGAACTGGGCGCGCAGCAGCTGGGAGGTGCCGCGGTAGGAGGAGGGAATGGTCAGGGTGTCGGCGACGATGGCGTTGAGGCGGCGGGTGACGGCGCCCTGATTGTCGTCGATGATGACGGGCTGCATGCTGCGTTCGGTACCGAACATGGCGCGCACGGACCCGAAGATGTTGCCTGCGGTCAGGCGCAGGCCGGCGATGTCCAGGCGGATTTTGACGGTAGATGCCCAGGACGGCACGGTGATGGTCCAGCCGGCGGCGGTGGAGAAGTAGGCGTAGGAGTTGCTGCTGCCGCCGATCTGGGTGGAGATGCTGGCCGGGGACTGGGTGTAGAGGCTGCGGTCACGGCGGGGGTTCGCGATCTTCCGCAGATCGGTGATCATCTCGCTGGTGATCGTCCCGGTCAGCGGTGGAATGTCGATCCGGGCGAGCGGGATACCTGTCCGGCCGTCGGGGATGGTGGTGGCCGCCGAGGAAACCCCGGAGATGACCTGGAAGTAGGCGATCTGATCCACCTCGGGGTCCAGAGTTCCGGTGTACTCGGGGTCCTCGATCCTGAGGATGAGCATGTCGGAGCGGCCGGTGCTGCCGGTCGCGGCGATGTCGACGTCGACAGCGCCGACGTTGCAGGCTGCGTAGTGGCCTTGGAAGGCGTCGTCGCGGCCCTGGATGACGGCCGAGCCGTCGCCGACCGTGACCCCGCCGCCGGGCACAGAACGCTGGCTGACCTGGAGGTCGTCGCCTTCGGTGATGCCCTCGGAGCCGCGGGCGAGGTCGCGGACCAGCATGCGGAACTGCTGCGCCGAGTGGGTGGCCCCGTTGGTGAGGATGGGCGCGGGGAATAGAGACATGTGGCGCTCCTCAGAGGGCTATGTAGGCGTCGCGCCAGGTAAGGCGGAGGCGGGCGGTGTTGGTGGAGTCGAATGCGGTCCAGCGCATCTCGCTGGTGCCGGGCGGTAGGGAGAACAGGTCGATCCGGGAGGCCGGGGTCAGGTAGGCGGAGGCGTTGCCGCCGTTGTCCCAGGTGACGGTGCGGTATCCGGGGCGGGTGTCGATCTCGACCCAGCGGCCGGCCGCGAGGGTCAGGGTGGGCAGGGCGAGGGTGCGGCCGGTGGGGACGTGGATGATGCTGACGTTGGAGCACGGTCCGGTGATCCGGATGATGGGCCAGGCGTCCGCGTCACCCGTGTTGGTGACCCAGGCGGGACGGTCGGCGGCCACGGTGCCGTCCTGTACGTAGATCGGCGCGACGACGGGGGCCGCGAACCCACCCCCGGTGAGCCAGCCCAGGGGGATCTCGGTGGTGGTGGCCTCGTCCGCGTAGAACTGCGGGTCGTGGGCGAAGAACTCGAGGTCCAGGGGGACGTAGCCGTGAATGACCTGCCGGTATTCGGGGTCGATCTTCCGGGCGCGGACGGTGAGTGATTTTGTTGGCCGGCCGGGCCGTTTGATCCGTATCGTCAGGCCTTGCCCGCCGACCAGACGCACCGCAGTGGCGTCGGTGGCGGCCTGTAGGGCAGCAACCATGTCGTGGCAGGCGGCGGGGTCACCGGGGGTTTTGATGGCGGCATCGAACTGGATCTGGCGGGCGGCCCAGTAGTCGGGTCCCGCGAACGAGCCGTCCATGGACGGCTGGTCAACGTCGTTGTCCCGGACCGGTGGCCGGCCGAGCCCGGTCACCTCGATGACGTTCACCGCGGTGCCGGCGCCGATGATGACGCCCCCGATGTCGTACTGCCAATCGGCCAGTTCAAGCGGCACGGGCGGCCACCCCTCCCCTGCGGGCGCGGCGGACCGACCGGCCGACCTGTGCGCCGATGTCGGATGCGGTCGCGCCGGTACGGACCGCGGTGACGTTGACGTGGGTGTCGCCGCCCTCGCGTATGACGACGACCGCACGGGACGCCGCGACGTCGGTGAGGCCGAGCCCGAAGCGGTGCGCGACATCCGCGAGCACGGGAAGGGCGGTGCGCCGCTTGCTGGGGCTGAGCGGCAGGTAGGCCTCGCCATGCGTCTCCGGCTCGGCGAAGCGGACGATGCCGCCGCTGGTGGCGTACATCCCGGCGCGGATACCACCGTCGGCGTACGACAGGTGCTGGTTGGCGCGGCCGAGGTCGGCGAGGAACTTCGTCGCCCGGGACCCCAGCGACTTGCTGATCTGGCTCTTGGCTTTGGTGGCCACGGTGATGATCTCGTCCTCACCGAGGCTGGTCTTGGCGGCCACGTCGTGGATGCCGGTCTTGCTGGAGGTGATCGCGGCGATGATCTGGACCAGGTCGGTCCTCTCGTCGTCGCTGAGGGTGGTCTTGGCCTTCTTCGCGGCGTCGTTGGCCTTCTTCGCGCTCGTCTTGTTCTTCACGGCGTCCGCGGCGAGCTTCTTCGCCGCGTCGTCGCCCTGCGCGGCCAGCTGCATGGCCAGGTCGCCGTAGCCCATCGACGCGAGTTTCGACAGGTTGTCCTGGAAGGTGGTGTCGGACTTGGTGGAGTCGGTGAGCTGCTTGGTGTAGTCCGCCAAAGTGGCCTTGGCGAGCGGGCCGAGCTTGCGCAGGTTGGTGATGATGTCGTTGAACTGCTTCTTCGACGCCTTCGCCAGCGCGGACACCACGGAGGCGCCCTCGGCACCCATGTCCCGCAGCTGCTCGATGACGTCACCGCCGGCACCACGAGTAGCGATCTTGTTCAGGTTCGACTCGTAGGAGGCGTTCGCTTTCACCGCCGAACCGAGGGTCTTGCCCCAGTCGGACAGAGAGAACTTCTTCTTGTAGCGGGCCTCAGCCGACGCTGCCGCATCCGTAGCGGTAGCCAGGCTCCGGCGCGCCTTCGCTACCGCGTTCTCCGCCGCGACCAGCTGAGCGTTCGTGTGGCGGCCCTTACGGACCTGATTCAGCCGGGCCTCCGCCGCCCGCAACGCATCAACGGCGTTCGCCCGCGCGCGGAGCTTCTTGTTGTAGTCGTCCCTGCTGATCGGCTGGTGAGCGTTCGAGTACGCCGACATAACGTCCAACGTGGACTTCATTCCGCCGGACGGGGAGTACGTGAAGTTCGCGGCGCCGCCACCTGCGAGGTGCGGCAGGCCAGTGGGTCCGCCGGAGGCAAGCCGTGGCAGCACCAGCTGGCCCTGATTGAGGGCATCCATGGTCCGCACCCCGTACTTGCGGACCGCGGCCGCCTGAATGACGTACTCGGTGTTCGACACCCACGACTTGGCGCCCGATGCGAACGTGGCCAGGATGTCGTCGCTCCTCGGGCCACCCGGCCCCCGGATGAACCCTCCCTGGTCGAAGTGCTGCACCGGGTTCGTTGTCCCGCCGGCCGCCCGCCGCATGAGACCACCGTCCGCGGACAGCGGGACTTGCTTGTTCCCATAGCTTCCACCGACCCGGACAGTCTTGATGTACGTCGTGGCCGTCTTGCCGTTCAGGGCGTTCAGGGCCGCCATGACCGCGCTGATGCCTCCGAGGGCGCCACCGTTGGCGGTGAAAACCTCGGTACGCCCGTCGGGCAGCTGTCGTGTTTTCAGCCCCACGGCCTCGAGGGCTGCGATTGCGGCAGCGTTGAGCGTACTGACGGTGATTTTGTGGGCGTTCGGTGTCTTCTCGATCGCCGCGCGGACTTCGCCCAGTCCACGGACCGCGTCCTGACGCTCGAGCTTTACCATCGTCTTGATCTGGTCAGGCGTGCCGAGCAGCGTGTTGACGTACTCCTGGGCCTTCTTCTTGTTGCCGCCGAATGCCTCGGTGGCCAGCCGCACCATCGTTGTCCGCAGCTGGTCGGACTTCTGTTGCATCGACGCCAGCGAGTCACCGGCGGCGATCCCGGAGGCGATCATCTCGTCGTTGGCCTTTGCCGCATCCGACATCGCCTGGCCGTTGGCCTGCCCGGCTCGTGTGTTCAGGTCAAGGGTGGCCCCGTTCTTCTTGAACGCCTCGGTCAAGTCGTCCAAAGAGGACTCGAAGCCGATCTGAGCGTCGTAGGCGCTGCGGTTTGCTTCGTTGAGGGCGAGGATGCTCTGCCTCAGCCCGTCGGCGGCCTGCTTCTGCGCGTTCAGTTTGGCCTGCGTGTCCGCGGCGGCGTCCCCGAAGATCCCCATGGACCTGGCGGTCAGCTCGGCTTCGAGGGCGGAATCGGCCAGCGCGTTGTTGTAGTCCTTGAGGTACTTGGTGGGGATGTGGATGCCCTGCGCCTCGAGCATCGCCATCGCCTGCCGGGCCGTCTCGAGGCCCTTGGTCTTGGTGATCTCGTTGATGGCGTTGCCGAGGTCACGCATGTTGTTCGTGACGGCTTGGGAGGACGATGCGGTGTCACTCCACGCGGAGCCGCCGGTCTTGAAGCCGTGAACGAACTTGTCCCAGCCGCTTGCGGTGTCGTCGGTCTCCTTGAGTAGGCCTTTCTGTGCCTTGCGGAGGTCGTCGATGGCTGAGGAGTCGATGTGGCCCTTGGTCAGGCCGGTTTCGATGGAGCGGGCGAGGTCGTCAACGCTTTCCTTGGCGTCCTTGCCGATGTCGGACAGCTTGCTGACGCCGTAGGCGAGGGCGGCGATACCGGCGATGACGATGCCCGCCTTCGCGGCCGTGCCAAGCGCGAGGAACGCGGCCCTCAGGCCGGCGAGACCTCCACCAGCCGCAGCGGAGGCTGTACCCAGGGCGAGGATCTGGGTACGGACGCGGGTCAGACCGCCAGCGAGGGCAGCCATGCCGGCTCCGGACAGCTGCAGCAGCTTCAGCGCGGCCGCGACGTGCAGGATGATGCCGACCAGTTGCGGCGGCATGGCGGCCACCAGGCGGGCCGCGGCGGTGACGAGGGTGAGCATGCTCGGGCCGGCCTGTGCCGCGCCCTGTACCAGGACGATGACGGCCTGCCCGAGGGCCTTGATGGCGTCGCGGGCGGCGGGCCCGTTGGCCTGCGCAAATTCGACGAACGCGCCAATGGCGCCGTGGTCGGCTCCTCCTTCGGACAGCACCCGCATGAGGTGGATGACCTCGTCGGTGAGGTGCTCCAGCTTGCCGTCGGTGAACGAGGCGATCTTGTCGGAGAGGGCATCGAAGCCGGGCGTCTGGATCGCCCCGCCCGCCACACTGACGAGGCGGTCCAGCTGAGTGGAGGCGGACTTCACCTCGGGCGTGAGGCGGGGGATCAGCTGGTCCAGGACCGTGATGCCCTTGGTGACCGGCTCCATCGTGAACCGGGCCATGTCGTCGGACCAGGCGGAGAAGTCACTCTTCAAGGTCGAGACGGCGATGGCGGCCTTCTGCGTAGCCGCTGGCATGGAGGCCAGCTGCTGTTGCATGGCGAGTTGTGCCTGCGCGGCTTCCTTCGAGGCTGCACCGTGCTGGCGGATGGCGTCCTGGTATTTCTGCTCAGCGTCGGCGAAGTCGGACAGGGGGCCGATCTGCCCGGCGACGGCGATCCCGAATGCCGCGCCCGCGATGCCGGCCGCGGTGAACTGGGCGGCGAGCGGGGCGAGCGTGGCGCTCAGACCAGCTGTCAGCGGGATGGCGGCCGGTAGAAAGGTCAGCAAGCCCTTCAGACCGAAGTCGGTCTTGTTGCTGCCTGCCATGCCGCCGCCGCGGTTGTTGTTCAGGCCGCGCGTGACGGTACGCAGGTCGCTGGTGTCCGCTGTGACCCGGATGCGGATGGTCTGGTTTCGTTGGGCCCGGCGGACCGCGTCGGAGACCTGGTTGCGCAGGCTATTGGGGTCACGCAGTACCAGCGGGACCTCTATGCGGTGCCCCCAGGCTGCCCAGCGGATTGCGTTCTGCACGTCGCGCCGGAAGTCCATGGCATTCGCCAGGCGAAGGTCGACAGAGAGCGCGTCACCGTGTCCGGCGGTCGTGAGCGCGGCGCGAACATCACGTCGCAGGTCTTCGGCATCCAGTTCCAGGCGGATGGAGATGTTGTTGCTGGCTTCCGCCCGGAGCAGGGTGAGATTCCGGCGCAGGGCGTTGACCTCGTCGGATGCGTTCTGCGCGTCTGCTGCGGTGTCCCGCAGAGTGCGCGCCAGACCGGAGCCCTGCCCGGACAGGCGTACCGACAGATTCCACTGCGACAAGGCGGGCTCCTTCCTGAGCTAGGGGTGGTTCGTGGTCTGGATTTGCATGGCGGCGTGCAGGCTGGTGGGCAGCAGGAGGACTTTCACGCCGTGCCCTTCGTCGCCGTCGGGGACCGTCGCCTGCTTGTCGGCGAGGAGTTGGCAGCCGATGCAGCGGTGGGTGGTAGCGCGGTAGGCGTCCTCGTCACCACCAGCGGACTCGTCCCACTCTTCGGGGCGGGTGCCGCAGGTGGGGCAGCAGGCTTTGAGGTAGTCCTCGTAGGCGAGGGCCTTGCGGCGGTCCAGGTCGGACCAGGTGCCGTCTCCGTGGCCGCGGAAGTGGCTGTGCGGGATGCGGTACTCGCGGCACAGCTGCATTTCGGCTCGGAACACGGCATCGTCGATCAGCCTTTTCCCAAGTCGGTCCGGCGGGTGTGCTGGATCGTCCAGGCGGCTTGCCACAGGTCGCGGGCGTCGCCTGGGGCCCAGGTGTCGAGGTAGCGGCGGGCGGCTTCGACGGGCATGCCGTCCAAGGACGCGGCGGAGATCAGGGCGGGGGCGAAGGTGTCCATCGCCCACTCCTCGCCGCGTTCCTCGTCTTCCTCGCTGGCCGGGTGCTGCTTCTGCAGCGCCTCGAGGGCCTTGCGTTCGAGGGCGGTGAATCGGAGGGTGATGGTCTGCTCGTCGTATGCCTTCTGTGCGGCCGCGAGTTCCTTGCGGGCGTCGGCGGCTTCCTGCTTGAGCAGGGCCAGCGCCTCGGGGTTGGCGTCCTTGGGGGTCTGCTTGAGGTAGCGGTCGGCCTGCTCGTGGGCCTGCTTGGCCGTCAGGTAGCGTTCGCGGACCTCGGGGTCGCGGCACAGCTTGAGCGTGGTGACGGGCTTCTCGATCGTGTTGAGCTGCTTCTCCAGCTCGTCCCAGGTACTGCTGGTGGTCATGCGGGTCTCCATCGGGGAAGGCCCGGCCGGGCGCCGCGGCGCCCTTCCCGTGTTCGCCAGGGGCCCGGCCGGGGGCTCAGAGGGGGCGATTCCGGCTGGGCGTCAGGACGAGGGCACGGTCTGGTTGAACACGGGCCGATCGGTGATCGTGAACTGAACGGTGATCTTCGCGGCCTCGTTGTCCGTGGTGTAGGCCTTGGAGTTCGACACGACGGTGACGGGGAAGACGTCCATGCCCTTCGTGGACGGCGCCTTGCCCTTGGAGAAGATCACGATGAACCCGGTGGTGCCCTTGGCGAGTTCCGTCTCGATGTCGTCGGTCGTGGAGTCCTCGTAGAACGTCAGCGAGCTGTCGGCTGCGGAGTCGTCGCCGCCGATCTTCGACACGAAGGTGCTGGCCATGTCGGGGGTCTCGATCGGCTGGTTTTCCAGCGACCATCCCTCGATGGCGGTGACCTGGTCGGTGTAGTCCGTGCCGGCGGTGATCTCAGCGGCGGTCGGAAGCAGCGACGCGGACGCGATCGTCGGCAGGAAGCAGATGCGGGTCGTGCCCTTGCGGTTGAACCTCATGAGATGTGGCCCCTTGCGGTTAGGGGCCGAACTGTGGGGCCCCTGCTACACGTGTGGTGTGGCGGCCACCAGCCGGTGGTGGCGTCCGCGTGGGGTCCCGCCGCGGTGCGGTCTTACCTGTCCGCCTGCGTTTAGGCGGTCGCCTCGAGGTAGAGGCGGTAACGGATCACTGCCGTCATGATTGCATCGGATTGCTCAGACGTTCCCCCCGCTTCCGTCGCCTCCCGGCACCAGCAGACGGCGCCGGGTCCGACGTTGAGCGGGTGGGCGTAGCCGGGGCTGCCGTCGGCGGGCCGTTCCACGACTTTCCAGCCGCGGTCCGCGAGCCACTGCGCCTGCTCGTCGCCGCCGCGACTGTCCGGTACGCCGGGTGCGGGACCGGAGACGAACGTGGCCTGGTAGTCGACGACCGCAGCGCGACCGTTGTCAGCGAGGGTTCCTGTGTTGTCGTTGCGGTCCAGCGGGTACAGCAGCGTGTACGGCGGCGGGACCGGGTGCCCGGCATCGTCCAGGGGGACGGTGCGCAGCCCGACCGGAAAGCCGGTGAGGGTCTCCAGGAGGGCTTGGAGGCCTTCGGTGACGGGGAGTCTTTCGATCACGTCAGCTCCCGAAGATCCGGTCCAGGGCGCTGGTGAACGCCTGCTCGTACTCGGGTGACAGTTCGTTCACTGCGGGGCCGACGTGCGGGAAGGGCGGCTGGAAGAAGTGCCGGCCGATGCTGTCGGTCATATCCCAGAACCCGTACTCCAGGCGGCGACCCTGCGGCTTGCGGGTGCCTACCTCCGCGCCACCGCCGTCCGGGACCGCGAACGGCTCACGCTTCCAGGAAGGCCGGTACTTGTCCGTGATGACGTTCGGTCCGGGTCTGCCGGATGCGTTCTCCATGATGAGCGCGCGCAGCAGCCGGGCCTGCTGCTGCACCGTGCGGTTCACTTCGGGGCCGACCCGGTCGGCGGCCTGCTCGAGGCGGGCGGCGAGGTCGTCGAGGTCCATCAGCTGCTCGCCTCCCTCGTCTGCTGGATCTGGTCCAGGCCCGTGATCCGGACGACGGAGATCGTGGCCGCGTTCGACGGGTCCTGCACCCGCCACTGCCGGCCGATCAGCGCCAGGTCCCCGCCCGCGTGCACAGTGACGACCGTGACGATGCTGTCCCGCTCGGCGATCGGCGCCGACAGCGGTGTCAGCGCAATGTACTTGGAGGTTGTCTCGTCCGACCACGGCTGGGTCACGACCGGCAGCGCGGATATCCCGCCCGGGGTGCCGGACACCTGGACGGCTCCGGGACCTTCGTAGATGAGGTCACCTTCGGGGTAGGTGTAGCGGCCGGTAGCCGGGTCAAAGACGGGCTTGCCCGCGGCGGGGGTGGTGAAGCGGATCGTGTCGAGGAGGATGAAGCCCTCCACGAACTGGGCGATGGACGACAGGTCCAGGCCGGTCATCAAGTGTCTGCCTTTCCGCCGAGCACCCACTCCCTGAGGGTGGCGAGCATGGCGCGGGCGGTCGCGCCCTCTCCCCCGCCATAGTCGGCACGGTTCAGCGCCGCCTGGTCGAGGAGGACAGGATCGACCTCGGCGAGGAAGGCAGCAATCAGCTCCCCCGGAGTCTTGGTGACGCCAACCGCGACGCGGGCGAGGCCTTCGAAGGCAACGTGGTCGGGCTGCCTGGTGTGCAGGACCAGCATGGGCAGGGCGTCGGCCACCGAGTGCTCGAGGACGTAGCCGGTCACCGTGTTCGCAGGCAGTGAGGCGCCGTCCAGGGCGATGCTGGCGTGGCCGGGCAGGGCGTTGATACGGACGCCGTGCGCCTGCGGTTCGTCCGGCGGCAGGGTACTCATTCTTCCGTGGCCTCCTCTTCTGCCCGCGACGCCTGCCAGGAGCTGACGTGGCCGATGGCGATGGCGTACCAGGACATGAGGACGACGTAGGCGATGGAGTTACGCCACCACAGGAGCGTGGGCGGGAGCAGCGCAACCCAGGCGAAGAACAGCACCATGTGCAGGCGCTTCCAGAAGAGGGCGGAGCCCACGGACGTCTCCCTTCGTACGTGCGACATCACAGTGGGGCTCCCGACCGGATGGTGGTGCGGCCGATCAGGTCCAGGCGGGGAAGAAGCTCCCTCTGACAGTTCGGGTGCGCGGACGGGTGCGCGAGGGCGTCCTGAACGGTCCTGAGGGTCCGGTTGGCGCGGTCGGGGTCGTCGTGCTCGGTCCAGCCGCAGTCGGCGCCGTCACGGATCTCCACCCATTCGGTGCCGAGTTCGTCCAGGGCGGTCCGGGCGGCAGCGGTGTTGGCGGTGGTCACGGCCTGCCAGGTGATCGCGGCGCGAGCCCAGGAGTCGACGGGGTGGCGGGCCTGATTGGCGTAGAGGACGGTGTCCAGGGGGTGATCGCGGCGCAGCGCGGTCACGTCGAAGCGGGCTGCTGTGCTGCGGGCGGCGTCCTGAGCGGCGCGGAGAAAGGCGCGGGCGCGGCGCAGAGCCTCGCTTATGCGGCCGGTGAGGTCGGCGTAGAACTGCGCGGACGCGGTGGTGATCGCGGCGCGGTGCCGGTCCGTCCAGGTGAACAGGTCGTTGCGGCGGTCGGCGTTGTCGAGCATGGTCCAGGCGCCCTCACGGTAGATGAGGGGCAGGTCCGTTGCGGCCCAGCGCTCCGCGAAGGCCATGGCGGCCCGGTTGAACGCGGCCAGGGACGTGTTGAAGACGGCGAACGCGGCACGGAGTGCGGCGCCGCCGCCTGAGGTGCGGCCGGGCCGGATCGCGGCGAGCGCGTTCAGCAGGCGGGTCTGGGCGATGGTGAGGATGGACCATGCGGCGCGCAGCCGGCTGACGGCGTCGGTGATGAAGCTGAGGAGTCGCGAGCGGAGGGTGCGGCCGCGGCGGATGCGGGTGCTCATCGGCGGGGCCGTTCCCGCAGCATAAGAAGGTCGATGCCTTCTGTGCCGGTTCCGTCGGTGGGGTCGTCTGGGGCCGGGTTGTCTCCGGCTTCGAGGGCGGCGATCTGCCGTTCGTAGGCCTTGATGTTCTCGGCGAAACCGACGGACACGGCGTTGGGGACGCTGACGGTCGCCGGCTGGGCGCGGAGCGCGGCGAGGCGTTCCCGCAGGACCTCAAGGGCGACGGCGCGGGCGGTACCGAGCCGGGTGTAGCGGGTCTGGAGGTCGGTGACGTTGGTGGCGGTGCCAAGTTCGGCGAGCAGCCAGGCCTTGACGGCGTCGTCCATGGCTACCTCCAGGTGGTGTGGGGTGGGAAGGGGTGCGGGTGCGGGCCCGCCGGTTGGCGCCCCCACCACAGGGGCGGGCCCGCACGCCGCTTACTCGCCGCTGGTGCCCTCGTCAGCGGCGCTCCGGCCCCGAGCCGGCTTCCGGGCCGCGGTCTTCTTCGCGGCCTGCTTGTCGTCCGCTCCGTCGTTCGAGGCGTCGTTGTCCTCGTCCTTGGCTGCGGCCGCAGGATTGCCCTCAGCGTCCTCGCCTTCCCAGGCCACCGGGTTGGTGACGAGGTCGGCGAGGCGCTTGTCCGGGCTGGTACCGGCCTCGAGGAGGACGGTCTCGTGGGTGTCGGGGTCCGTGACGTAGACGGACGCTGCCAGCTTCCGTCCCATGGTCAGAACACCGTCGCCGTGATGTGGATGTCCGGGACGTAAAGCACCGGCATGGCGACCGCGGCGCCCTTGGTCCACACAGTGACGGGGTCATCGGTGTAGCCGTGGGTGACGACGATGCCGGGGGCCTCTTCCCGCTCGATGGCCGGGTTGCCACCGGAGGACAGGACGAGGGACTCGGCGGTGACGCCGTACTGCGTCTCGCCCCACGTCTGCGGGTTCGGCGGAAGCATCAGCCACTTGTTGTCCGGGATGGGCCGGGCCATGGTGCCGTCGTCCTTGGGGATCTGGACGTCGTACACCTCGATCGGCGGCAGGTTGTAGCGGGCGCGGACGGCGTCGACCTCGTTGGGTGCGAGGACTCCGGTGGGGATGTTCGCTGCGGAGGTGCCGTAGAAGGCCTGCCGGTAGGCGTTGTTCCCTGCCAGGAGGGCGCGCGCCTTGTACGAGGTGACGACGCGGGAAGGGAGCGGGGCTCCTGAAGCGCGCAGGACCTCGATCCAGTTCATCTCGTCCTTGAGGGCGTCCGCGGTCGGGTCCGTCCATGCGGTCGCCGCGGTCGGCATGTTCGCCGAGGGGACGCCGGCGTCGTACTCGACGGTGAGGCCGTTCTCCCCGGCGAGGGTGAACTTGCCATCGGTGAGCAAGTCGCCCACGGCCAGCTCGAGGCGGGCCTTGATGGACTGCACATGCGCGGCGACGTCCTGGTAGAGGAGTTCGACCAGTTCGGAGGCGTCGGCGCCGCGGGAGGTGTCGAGGAGGATCTGCTCGAGTTCGCCGACCAGGTACTTCTGGCCCAGGGGCGGGAGCATGCCCTCGGTGACGATCCGCTTCGCCTCGCGGGTGGCGACCGCGGTCTGCGCGTCCCACGCCCGGTACTTAGCGGCGTTCACACGCCGGCTGGTGGACTTGATGCGGAACTTGACCGAGTTGATGGTCTTCTCCGGCATCACAGACAGGGTCAGCGCGTAATCCGCGGGGGTCTGTACGGCGCGGGCGAACGCGTTGATCTCGGTGGCGTCGATGTCCCTGAGCAGGGTGTCAAGCATCTGGGGTCACCCCTTTTCAGGCGAATCGGAGGTTGTCGGTGCGGTTGGCGGCCGCGGGCACGGTCAGGGCGACCGGGAGCTTCGCGGTGTCGATGGAGCCGTGGACGCGGAGCGCGCCACCGACCTTGGTGACGGCCGGGTTGAAAGCGGTCTCGGTGTCCAGGACGCCGGCGAGGATCTGCGTGCCGTCGGAGGCGCCGGAGGTGTACGGGCCGTACAGGCCAGACGCCGTGATCTTCCCGAGGGGCAGGCCGGACTTGAAGTAGGCGTACGGCATGGTCGCGGTCGCCGCGACGTAGTGGGTGCCGGACGTGAACTTGGAGACGTCCAGGGTGATCGTCTCGTTCATCTCGGTGCCGTGAGGGCTCTTCAGCCACCGCCGGTCAGCGGTCACGGTCGTGGTGGTGGTCATCGGCTGGAGGTCCACGCCGATCTCCTCCCGTGGAATGGGGATGGCACTGGGGTGCGGGCTACCAACTCGGGTGGTGCCGTCCACGGGGTGGTGCGGGGAGGGCGTGGTCCCTCGGTCTTGGGTGGGTCAGGCGGCGGGGCGCCGGAATCCCATCTGCCGGGCGCGTGCTTCGGCGCGGGCCTTGACGTCGTCCTTGGTGGCGTGCGGCTTACCGCTGCCACCTGCGGGCGCGCCGCCGGGAGCGGGGGGAAGCGGATTGGGCTGGGGGGCCGGCTTGGCGCCGAACAGTTCCGGGCGACGTTCCTTCAGCGCGGTGGCGGCTTCCGTGATGGCCTGCTCGTCGGCGTCGTCGGCAACGCGCAGCAGGGCTGAGGCGTCCTCGAGGTCGTCGCCGGTGGCACCGAGCCCGACGAGGACAGCCCGGCGGGTCGCTGCGCGTTCCCTGGCGACCGCGGCGGCTTCGCGGGCTGCAGCCTCGGCCTTGATGCGCTCCAGCTCGTCGCGGAGGCGCTGCTCCTCGGTCTTCTTCGCCTCCTCCGCCTGGCGGGCGGCGGCGATGAATGCCTTGGCGTCGTCGACGCTGTTGAAGCCGTGCTCGGTGGCGAAGTCCTCGAGGGCCTGGCGGGCTCCTGCCCGCTTGCCCTGGTCCTTCTCCTTGGCTGCGATCCGCTCCAGGTCTTCCTGCGTGTACTGCGGTACCGGCGTGGGGCTCGGGGGCGGGCCGGGCTTGGGCGGGTCCTGCGGGGTCGGCGTGGGAGGGGTGCCGCCGTCGTTGTAGAACACGGCGAGACCGACGGGACCGGTGTAGGGGTGGGCCCAGCCGGGGGCGGCGGCGAGACCGGGGCGGTGCTGCGCGGGGCGACGCATTGGAGACAGTCCTCCCAAGGACGATCGTTCAGGCCCCGCGCCTGAGATCAAGGACAGCACAGAAATCAAGAGGTGTTCCCCCCGCTTCCCTGCGCGGCCGGATCGTCGACCGCTTGGCCGGCCGGGCTGGGCCCGATTTCGGGGAGGATCACGGCCGGTGCCTCGGGCTCGTCGGGGGCTTGCCGACCGAGGAACGACGCCACCTCTTCGGGGTTGCCGAGCGCGTCGGCAAGGTTCCGGGCGTCGGTGAAGGACCGGGAGTCGATCCGCTTCAGCTCCTCAGCGGCATCCTCGATCGGGAATCCGGCTTCCATCAGCATCTTGATGCCGGTCTCCTTGGACAGGACGCCGGCGGTGACACCGGTGGTGACCTGCTCGAGGACGCCTGCCTTGTCGGTCGGCTTGTACGGGCCGAACACGAGCTTGGCGGGCTGTGCCTGGACGCCGGCCCAGTCGGGGTGCTGGCCGGCGAGGTGGAGGCGCTGGATGAACTTCAGCAGCAGCGTGTACTTGTGGTCGCGGGCGAGCCGCATGCTGTCGATGAGGGAGTCGAGCGGACCTAGGGTGATGTCCAGGGCGTATCCGGACGGTGCCTGGGCTGGGTCGACGGTGCCGAGGGCGACGGCGGGGAGCCGGGCGACTTTGGCGGCGCGGTCGGCGAGGTCGTGGACGTGCTCGCGTAGCTCACGGAGCGCGGAGGAGGTGTCGACGGCGGTCAGCCGGCCGTTCTCGCCCAGCTTGAACAGGGCGCCCGGGCCGACGTCGAGTTGGGTGCGGGGGTCGGTGACGCCGGAGATGGCGACCATGGGCAGGCCGGTGGTCGCTGAGGCGCGTGCGGAGTCGGTGTCGGATCCGGCGAGTTCGTCGAAGACCTGCAGCACCTTCGCGAGAGAGGACTGTCCCCAGTGTTCTTCTGCGGAGGGCACGGTGTTGGGGACGTGGACGACCGGGACGAAGTCGATGAGCAGGTCGAGGTGGTCGAGGACTTCTCCGTCGGAGCGGGTCGCGAACGTTGCCTTGTCCAGGGGGAGGGAGTCGACGTCGGTCTCGCCCTTGAGGTCCTCGAGGTTCCAGGTGGCGTCGGTGAGGTAGCAGGTGAGCGTGGTGGGCCGGTCGTTCCACGGGTAGAGGCGGCTGACGGTTCCGGTGTCCGGGTCGACGGTGTCGCCGGGGCCGACGACGGGGACCAGGTCTCCGTCCGGTCCTTCGACGGTCAGTGGGGCGCGGACGGCCCGGCCGGAGGAGTCCAGGCCGGCGGCGGTGGCTGCGCCGATCGGGGCGAGTTCGTAGGTGATGCGGCGCAGCCGGGCCTTGAGATTGCGGCGGGGGTCCTCGGGGAGTTCCCACGCGAAGTGGACGCGGTCGGGGAACTCGCCGTCGTCTTCCTCGAGGACGGGGAAGTAGAAACCGGGGTCGACGGAGCGGACGGTGGCCCGCTGCTTCGCCGGGTCCCAGGCGAGCCGGTACACGCCGTCCCCGAGGGTGACGGCCTTGCGTTCGGTCTGCTGCATCCGCATCGGCAGCAGTTCGTCCTCGGCCCAGTCCCGCAGCAGGGTCTGGACTCGTTCGGCCATGGCGTCCCGGGCGTCCGGGTCGTCGGTGTTCTCGGCGCCGGGGACGGTGATGTGCTGCTCGCGGCCCAGGACGTGGGAGAGGATCGCGTCGACGAACATCGACGGGTCGCCGAACTCCCGCTTGTCGCGCGCGCTGGGGCCGTCGAGGACCTCGGCGAGTTCGGCGGCCTGGTTGTTGTCGTAGGCCTGGAGCAGCTTGTACGCGGCGAGTCGGCGTTCGTCCTCGGGGGGTACCCAGGTGGCCTTGGCCTCGGGGAAGGCCCTGCGGTGGGGCATGCCGCGGGGGTCGCTGTAGATCGGCTTGTAGTTCAGCCAGGACCAGGCGTCGACGATGAGACGCTTCGCACCGGACGTGAGGCCCACCGCTACTCCCTCGCTCGCAGGCCCCGCGCCTAGTGATCAGCGTACGGGCTCAGGGGTGTCGGGTTCCCCCTGCTAGCCGGGCAGGGTACGGCGGCCGCCGTTGTAGGGGGTGGCGTGGCCGGCTGCGGCCGTATACGTACACGAGGGGTCTCCTATCGGCGGCCGCGGAGCCGCTGGTCGCTGTAGTGCTGGGTGCCAAGGCCTTCCTGAGCCGGGTCGGCCAGCTCGGTCAGGGCGTGGACGTAGGCATCCATGCGGTCGGGACTGCTCATGCCGGGCAGCCAGGTGATGAGCTGTCCTTCGAGGCGGGGGAACTCCCCAACGTGGTGGATCAGGCCTTGTGAGGCCAACTGAGCGATGGGCTCGGCGCGGAGCTTCTTGCCCTGCTTGGCGTGCACCGGGATGATCCGCGGCATGAGGAGGCCCTTGGTCTCACCGTTGCGCTCGAGGTCCGCCCACGCCTGACGGATGATCTGCGCGGACTGGTCGCCGCCGAAGTTGTCCTCCACGACGAAGGCGTCTGCTGTGAGTTCGATGGCGAGGCGGCAGGCTTCGTGGCCCCAGACGTCGGCGCCCATGTTCTTGGACCGGTCGGCGAGGACGTAGCTGTGGCCGTCTGCGGTGCGGCCGGCGCCGATGATGCCGGTCTCGTCGTGGGTGTCGCCTTCGCCGCCGGCCTGGTCGACGGCGACGATCGTGCGGGTGAGGTCGACGCCGCGGAACGCCATGGGGGTGATGCGGTTGTCGGTGATCCATGGCCATTTCCACACGCCGCCCTCGAGCGGGCGTGGTTTCTGCATGTAGAGGGACCACCAGACGCGTTCCCCGACGGCGCGGCGGATCTTCTCAAGGGCTGCGCGGCCGTAGCGCAGCGGCCAGAGGGCTTCGCCGATCTTCCGGCCGAGGGGGTCGTCTTCGGTGTCGCAGATGGCGGGGAGGTCGAGGCGGATCCAGTCGTCTGCGTCTTCGCCTTCGAGGATCTTCCCGGCGAGGTCCTGCTCGTGCCAGCGGGTCTGGATGACGATGATGCTGCCGCCGGGTTCGACGCGGGTGTTGAGGACGGACGTCCACCAGTCCCACAGGCGGCGCCGCATGGTGGGGGATTCGGCGTCTGCGGCGTCCTTGATCGGGTCGTCGACGATGGCGAGGTGGGCGCCCTTGCCGGTGAGGCCGCCTCCGACACCGGCGGTGACGAGTCCGCCCTCGAGGCGGTTGCCGTCCTTGTCGGCGAGGTCGAACCGGTTGGCTGCTTTGGAGCCGGCGTGGAGGTAGAGGCCGACGTGTTCACCGTAGGAGACGATCGCGTCGCGGATCCACCGGCCGTGGTCGTCGGCGAGGTCCGCGCTGTAGGAGGCGATCATCACCCGGTGGTCTGGGTGCCGGGACAGGTACCAGAGGGGTGCCCATCGTGCGGCACGACGGCTTTTGCCGTGCCGTGGCGGCATGGTGATGAGGACCTTGCGGGAGTGGCCGCGGGCGATGTCGCGGAAGACGCGGTCGATCAAGTCGAGGTGGCGGGCCTGCTTCTCTTTGCCGTCGGTGAGGATCGCGGACATGGAGCCTGGGGAGCGTTCCAGGGCCATGGTGCGTTCGAGTTCGGCGAGGATGCGGCGCAGGTCGGGGCTGGCTGCCGAGGCGATGCGGCGGCGCTGGGCCCGGTTCAGGGTCCGGTACTCGGCGGCGAGCTTCAGGTAGGCCTCGGTCTGCTGGGCGAGGTCGCTGTCTTCGTCGGTCTCGGTGCGGTCAGTCGGTGCTGTCGTCATCCGGTTCCTCGCCGTCGTCGGCCAGGGCCTCATCGTCTTCGTCGGGGTCGCCGGCGGTGCGGATGAGGTCGCGGAGTTCGTTGATGGTTTCGGCGCGGATGGGGACGGCGCCTCCGCCGGGCCCGGACAGTTCGGTCTTGAGGGCGGCTTCCCAGCCGTTGACCTTCGCTTGCCGCTCCAGGGTCTTCAGGACGAGGTCGGCGGCCTTCGGGTCCGGGCTGTCTCCGCTGCTGCCCAGGGCGATGGGCAGGTACGTGTCGATGATGTCCTCGAAGATGACGTTCTGTTCTTCGCGGTATCCGGCGACTTCTGCGGCGGTGGCGTCGCGGCGGGCGGTGACGGCTCGGTAGAAGTCTTTGCGGGCGCTGTCGGCGCTGCTGTAGCCGAGGGCGAGGATCTTCGGGTCGTCGTAGGGGGTGCGGGTGCGGCGCAGCTTGATGAGCTGCGCGCGGCGTTCGTCGATCTCGGCTTGGACGGCCTTGTTGTTCGGCATAGCGGTGGGGGCTCCCGCTTGTGTGGTTGTCAGGCCCCGCGCCTGTCACGGATGATCGCCGATTTTTGCGGTTCTGTTCCCTCCGGTGGGGGTGGGAGAGGACGATGCCCGGCATGAGGAAGATGCGCAGGGTGGGGGCCGTGGCGGGCGTAGTCGTCTCGGTTTTGCTGATCGGTGGCTGCTCGGACGGTGGGGACGACAAGGCCGCTGAGGACACGGGGAAGTCGATTGATGAGTTGAACCGGGAGCTGTTGAGTCCGTCGCCGGACGATGACGATTCGTTTGTGGATGGGGGCGGTTACGACCCTGATGTCATGGACGGCAGCGTGGATTCGCCTACTGCGGTGGCCCCGGCTCGTCAGATGAGCGAGGGCTCGTACGAGATAGGGACGAAGCCGAGGAGCGGGGACGGCGAGGTGGAGGTTGCCTTGCCGGGTACGTACGTGCTGCAGGATCCCCTGCCGGATTGCTACTGGGAGCGTTCTACGGAGGGTGGGGACATCATTGAGAATCGGTTCGTGACGGCAGCGAAGAGGCTGACGGTGACGGTTCGGGTGGGTGAGTTGTTCACGTCGCGTGAGTGTGGGACGTGGTCGTTGGTGAAGTAGCTGGCCGCGGGTGTGGGTCGGGCCCGTCACCGGGGGGATTCGGTGGCGGGCCCGACGTGTGCTCGAGAGCCGGGGGGGGAGGGGTCTCGAGCTGGTCTGTGCACGGCCCGGACTTCCTGCATGGCTTGGGCGCGGGGACACCGGAGTCCAAGAAGCTGTCCGGGCCGTGCAGTTCTGATGGTGGCGTACAGGTGGGGGTTTGTCAGAGACGCGTTCCCCCTGCGGCTACTCCCCCGTCGTTCCGGGCGGGAGCTGGTTGTGGGTGCTGGCCCAGATGCCGCGGGTGGTGCTGTTCACGGTCCGCTGGTCGACGGTGGCGTTGTAGTGGTGGTGGTGCGTGGCCGGGGCGGCTTCGACGACTTCCTTGGTCCGCTTGACGAGCCGGGACAGGGCGAGGATCGGTACGGCGAGGGCGGCGGGGGCGGCAACGATGAAGCTGACCACGGTGGGGTTGGCGTGGCCGGAGGCGATGAGGATGCCGCTGACGGAGGCGCTGAAGAGGACGGAGGCGACGCCGGTGGAGATCATGCGGGCGCTGTAGTCGACGGCGCTCTGGCTCATGGGGGGTCGTCCGGGCTGGGGGACGGGCGGGTTGGTGCCGTAGGCGGGCACGGGGGTGAGGTCGCGGTACGAGGTGGGTGCGGCCTTCGCGGGGTGGGTTGCCTGATTGAAGGCGGATTCGAGGTCGGCGAGGAAGGCGTAGGCGTCGGGGGTGGGCTGCCCGGCCGTGGTGACGTGGGGCTGCCGTGTGTGGGGCTTGGGCAGGTGGGTGGTCATAGGGGCTCTTCCTGGGTGCGGCGGGCGGTGAGGGGATACAGAAAGCCCCCGGGTACGACCCGGGGGCTTGCCTGGTCGTGGGATGGGGTCAGTCGGCGTCCGAGTCGTCGACGCTGCCTGACTGCTCTGCGAAGTAGATGGCGGCGAAGCGCACAGCGGAGTTCTCGCTGAGTCCGGCCTTCTTCAGACCGTTGATCAGCTCACTCATGTGGAGCATCGCCTCGTCCATCGGGGTCATCTTCAGATCCGGGAACTCGTCCGCCATTGGGAACCTCATCGCACTCGGCTGCCGCGTAGGTTCCATCATGACGCCTGACCAGCTTGTCCTGTAGGCCGAGTTTCGCGGTCAGGTCGCGGAAGGTTCGCTCGGACTTCTCGTAGCCGGCCTTCACCATCAACGGGTAGATCTCGCTGGGCTTGGCGGGCCGGCCCATCGAGGTGAACAGTTCGATGGCAAGGTCGTCGTCGGTCTTGGGCTTGGCTGAGGTCTTGGCGAGTTCGATGGCTGCTTCTTGGGCGGCGAGCCGGTCGAGTTCGTCGTCGGTGAGCATCGTCTCGGACAGGCGGGGGATCTCGGCTGCGGCACCGTTCGCTGGTGCGGAGAGCGTGTGTCCGTCGTCGTCGGCGGCGCGGCCGAGGAGCAGGTCGTAGGGGACGGGTTTCTCCCAGGACTGGTACAGCTCCCACACGGATTCGTGCATGCGGTCGGCTGTGACGTTGCCGTGGGCGTCGCCTCGGAGGTTGGGGATGATGCGGGCCCAGCGTTGTGACCAGGCGAGGCCCATGGCCTTGGCGGTGACGGGGTCCATGTCGGGACGGATGTCGGATAGTTCGCGGGCGGCGTCCATGAACAGGGTCTGCATCCGCTTGTAGTCGTCGCTGCCCTCAGGGAACGCTTCGGCCATGGTGGCGTAGGCCTTGGCGGGGGTGGGCTGGAAGGGGCCCTTGGTGGTCGACATGTAGGTGACGGTGCCGGGGTCGGTGAAGATGGCCATGTCGGGGGCGCCGGTGTCGGGGAACAGCATCTGCAGTTCGGAGCTGTTGTTGGTGCGCAGGCCGATGCGGCCGGGGGTGAGTTCGTCCATGGTGCCGGTGATGTATTCGCGGGTGGCGCGGAGTCCGGTGTTGGAGACGCGGACGTTGACGGAGCGGCCTTCTTCGATGATGAAGTCGATGCCGGCGAGGACGTCGTCGGGCATGCTCTTGGTCTCATCGACGCGGATGTGGATGGCGGGGATGTCGGGGCGGGCGGGCAGGTTGTCGACGTCTTCGTCTTCGAGGAGGTCGGCGTATTCGGTCTTGCGGGCGGCGATCGCGTTCTTGGCGGCTTGGATGGCGACTCGGCATTCGTCTTCGGTGGTGGCGGGCCAGTCGATGAGGGGCCGGCCGATGCCGTGCCGGAGGTAGGGGTTGACGAAGACGGCGGACATCTTGGCTGAGGTGTCGAGGTCGATGACGATGGCGTCGACGCAGCGGACGAGTCCGAGGCCGAGGGTCTTCATCAGGGCGGTTTTGCCGGAGCCCTGGGCGCCGATCGCGATGAAGCCTTCGTCCTTGAGGTTGAGGCCGGCCTCGGCGCCGTTGCCGACGACACCGAAGCCGACCGGCTTGTTGATCGTGGTTGGGGTGAGCTTCGGGTAGGGGATGGCGCCGGACATCATGTTCTTCTCGGTGACGGCGATGAAGACGACGTTGCGGGGGGTGTTGGGGCCGCCGGCGTTGAAGCTGACGCCGCCGCCTTTGGGGAGGTGGAGGGCGCCCGCGAGGGGGGCTTCGTAGCCGCGGAGGGCGTCGATGTTCATGTGCGCGGGCAGGGTGATCTTTACGGTGTAACCAGCTCCGCTGATCCAGCGGTCGATGACGGGGTCGGCGACGGCGCCTTCGATGCCGCAGATGTCGTACAGCAGCTTCGCCCACCCGTCCTGCGCCGCCTTGATCTCGCTGCCCTGTTCGAGGCGGCGGTCTAGTTCCTTCTCGGCGGCGCGGGTTTCTTCGCCCCACTTGTCCATGCCGATGTTGACGGCGGCTCCGGTGGCCCAGATGGCGCCTCCGAAGGCCATCTTCAGCAGGGTGGGGCCTTCGGCGAGGGTGTAGGACAGCCATCCGGTCGTTGCGAGCCAGGCGGAGGCCCTGGCGACCATGACGCGTCGCCAGGATCCCCGGGCGTGTTCGTAGAGGACGGCCGCGCCCGTGCAGATGACGCCGGCTCCGGCGCCGGCTTCCCACGGGATGTCCGCGAGGGGAGCCACCAGCGCGGTTGCTACGCCGAGTTCGCTGCCCCATGCGACGAGCCGCCCGTGGGTGACCGCGTCCCTGCTAAAGTCCCAGCGCTTTTCTGCGGGTGTTACCAGTAGCTCTGCATTGGACATGACCTTGTCTCCCTTCGGTTAGCTGGCCGGCCCGCGGCCGACGACGTCCCACTTCTTCTCTGCGTTCGCGCCCTTGCGAGGTTTGGCGTTCAGGCGCAGCTCACGCTCGTGTGCGCGTTGTGCTGCCTTGATGGCCTTCCTCAGTTCGGTCGAGACGGTTCGGACCTTCGAGGCGGTCGCGCGGACGGTGTCGTCTACGACGCCTTCGGTGGGCCAGGTCTTGACCATGCGCCGGTACAGCTTGGTGACGGAGTCGGCGACGACTTCGACTCCGGCGGCGGCCCCGGCGACTTCGGACAGGACGGTGACCATGTGGCCTCGGGTGAAGCCCTTCATCAGGTTGATCAGCTTCTTGGTGCTGCCGTCGGAGGCCGGTACCAGCTTGCTGCCGCCGTTGGTGCCGGGCTCGGAGGTGCCTGCGGGCAGAGCGAGGCGGGCAGAGTGCGCGGAGGAGATCGCGGCGCGGAGTTTCGCGGCGTCGAGGGTGCCGGGGCCGTTGCGGAGGTTCCAGCGTTCTTCGCCAATGCGGGGGTCGAGGACGCGGATGATGTCCTGGCGGTGTGCCTGGACGAACACGACCATGATCTGGTCTGCCATGACGCCGGCGCTGCGGGCGGCGATGGCCGCGTTGTTCAAGTGTTTGATCACTGACGGGTGGAGTGGGGCTGTCCGGGCTAGCGCGCGGGCTGCTTCCTGTACGGCGAGGGACAGGTTCTTGCACATGTTCGGGATGCCGGTGAGTTCCACGATGTGGTCGGCCATGTCGGCGTCGTCGTTGTTGTACAGGCCGTGGGCGAGCTGGTCGGCCATGGCGTGGAGGATGGCGTAGGCGGTGGAGCCTCGGAAGTCGACCTGTCGTGCGATGGCGGCGCCGGCGGTGCGGGTGCTGGCCGGGGAGGCCTGGATCGCGGGGTAGTTCACGGGGGTGCTCCTCGGTGTCTCTGCGGCCGCTGTGAGGGCGAGCAGCTGTTCTTGACGGTCGAGTTCGAAGTCGATCCGCCGGTTCTCGGCGCGGATCCGTTCGAGTTTGACCTTGGCGGGGTCGCCCATGCTGCCGTCGCGGGCGGCTTCCTTCTCGGCCTTCTTGCCTGCGGTGATCGCTTGACGGCGGCGGTCCTTTTCGCGCTTTGCCTTGACCAAGGCGATCCGGTCTTCGTCGATGACCTCGGCGTCGATGACGTCGTCGGGGCCGGCATCCGGCTTGGGGGGCAGGTCGTCGTCGACGAGTTCGGCGTCGACGTACTCGTCTGGGTCGTAGTCGGGCTTCGGCGGGAGGTCACCGCCGCCGCCCTTCGGGCCCTTCGGGGCGAGGCCGTCACGCGCGGTCGAGCTGGAGGCGTCGTTGTCCTTGCCGTTGCGGTCCTTGGGCTTCCGGTCGTGCTTGTCTTTCGGCTTCTTGGGGTCGAGACCGTCGGGTGAGCTGGTCCACGGGGCCTGCGGGCGCTTGTTCTTCTTCGCCTTGTCGGCGTTGCTCTGCCTCTTCGGGTCAGTGTTGGCGCTCCCGGTGCCGTCGTGCTTGCTGTTCTTGGGGCTCTTGCGCTTGTCGGTCTTGTTCGGCTTCAGCTTGTCGGTGACGGACTTGCCGAGCTTGCTGAGCTTGTCGGCAACCGGGTCCTTGGTCTTGGGCTTCTTGTGGGGGCCGCTGTGGTTGTCGTGGTGGCCCTTCGGGGTCTTGTGCCTGCCGCCGCCGCTGCCGTGGTTTACGCGGCCCGATCCACCCGTGCTGCTGTTGTTCCGGCCAGCGCCTGCGCCGTTGTTCCGTCCAGCTCCGCCACCGTTGTTGCGGCCGCGCCCTCCGCTGCCGTTGGACCCGCTGCGAGATCCGTCTGCGGATCCGTTCCTGGAGGTCGCGTCGTTGCTGTTGGCGTCGTGGTCGCCGCTTCGGGAGCGCCACATCAGGGCGGCGACCGCAGCTGGGGCAATGGTGCCGCCGATGATGGCGCCGATGGGTCCGCCGAGGAGAAATCCAAGGCCGATCGCCGCCGTTTCTCCGCTCACGCTGTGTGAGATCGCTGCGTATCCGTTTCGCAGTGAATTGTCACTGTTGACCTGAGAACGGCTCGGGGCGGGGCGGGGCGGGGCGACGCCACGGCCCTGCTGGACGACCACGAGAGGGCTTCCGGAGCCGTTCTGGCTTCCGCCCCGCCCCGCCCCGCCACCAGCGCCGTCACTCACCGTAGTGTCCGGAGAGGTCGCTGAAGGGTCGATACGGAAGGGGCTAATCGTCTCTCCGCTCACCTCCTGCACTTCCTTTCTACGATCTGGGGGGTGGAGTTCCTCGACTGACTCACGGTGGTTCTCATGCCGTCTTCTCGGACTTCGGGTTCTGGGCCGCCTCGTACAGTCGCTGGGCGGTGACGAGACGGTCATAGGCGGTGGTCTGGGTCAGGGCCAGTCGGTTCATGACGTCCTCGAGGGACACCGCCTTGGGGTCACCGGCCTTCTGGATCCACGAGTGGACAGCGTTGATCTGGGCCTGCCGCCAGTGCCTGCCAACTCGGCCGCGCAGCTCTGCCAGGTCGTCGGGCTGGTCTGCCAGTCCTGCCAGCGTCCCTGCCAGTGCCAGCGGGAGCACTGCCAGCGCGGTCTCCACGCCGTGCTTGGCACACAGCGGGATGGGCTGGCTGGTAGCCGGAGCGGACTGGCAGTTCTCGACGGTGCATCGGGTCGGGTTCACGGTGGTGCCTTTCGCTGGCAGGTTGCTTGGCAGTTAGGAGGCGAGCCGCATGGGCTTTGCCAGCTCGGTGTGGCCGGCGTCGACGGCGAGGGTCCTGAGCTGCTGGGCTCGGGAGCGGGAGACGCCAAGGGCCTTGCCGAGAGTGGCGTCGGACGGGGCCTTGCCTTCCTTCTCCTTCAGCAGCTGGTAGACGTCGACGACCTGCTGGATGTCGACGGCGCTGGCACTGGTAGCAGTGCTCTGGCTGGCGTTGGCACTGGCAGGCTGGCTGCTGGTAGCAGCCGGGTTGGCAGCGTTGGCGCTGGCAGCGCTGGCAGGTTCGACCGGGGTGCTGGCAGCCGGGGTGGTAGCAGCGTTGGCAGCCGGGCGGCTGGCACTGGCAGGGCGACTGGCAGGCGCCGGGCTGGCACTGGCAGCGCGCACGATCTCGGCAGCGCGGCGGCTGGCAGCCTCCTTCTCGGCGGCGGCCCGGGCGGCGGCTTCCTCGTTCTCCCGGCGGAGGCGGGCGGCTTCGGCGGCACGCTCCTGTTCGGCGGCGACGCGGCGGGCGTGCTCCAGCTGCTCCTGCTGGCGACGGTGCTCGGCCTCGGCGGCGGCCGCGGTCTGCTGGCGGGCGATCTCTTCGAGGCGGACCTTGGCCTCGGCGTCGGCGATCTGCTGCCGGCGTGCCGCCTCGCGCCGCTGGTTGTCCAGCTCGAGGGCGCGGCGTTCCTGCTCGATGCGGTCGGCTTCGGCCTGGCGCTTGCGTTCGTCCTCGAGGCGCTGCTGTTCCTGCTCGTAGGCGAGGTCCTGGCGGCGCCGCTCGTCTTCGGCGTGCTGCGCCTCGCGGGCGATGCGGGCTTCCTCGTCGCGGCGCTTGGCTTCCTCACGGGCGGGGAGGTCGATGGCCTCGGTGATGCTCATTCCGTTCTTCGTGGCGAGCCACAGGATCAGGAGCTGCTCCGCGGTGGCCTTGCGGCGCCAGGTGCGCCCGTGCTCCTTGCGGAGCTGGCCAATGTAGATGCGGCGCTCCCGCTCGAGGGTCAGGACCTCGTCCCAGGTGCGGATCTTCCACAGCCGCTGGCGCCGCCACAGGACGAAGGTGCCGACGGGGTTGAGGAACCAGCGGGAGGGGTTGGGGCCTTCGAGGTGCTTGTCGGCGACGATCTCGGCGATGCGGCCGACGGCGTGGCGGGCGGCTTCGACTGCGATGACGAAGAGGACTGGGATGACGCCGTGCATGCTGACGCCGACGGGGTCGGGCCAGGCGGCGACGGCGTTGAAGGCGATGGTGGCGGTGGTGAGGCCCCAGGCGGTGTAGCGGAGGAGGGGGAAGGGGATGCGGCGCCAGGTGAGGAGGAGGTCGAGGGCGAGGAAGGCGATGATGCCGGCATCGACGGCGATGGGGAAGGCGTGGGCGAACTCGCCGAAGCCCTTGTTGAGGGCGAGGTGGGTGACGGCGCTGTAGGAGCCGACGAAGCCGAGGGTGGCGATGACGAGGACAGCGCCGACGACGATTCCGGTGAGGATCTTCTGGGTGCGGGTGAGAGGCTGAAGGGTGGGCTTCCCCGGCGCGGTGGGCGCGAGGGGTCCGCCGGGGCGGTTCGGCTCGTTGCCGGCCGGGGTGGGGTTCACGGGGATCGGTGTCCTTTCTGGTGGTCAGGCGGCGGGGGTCAGGTCGGTGGCCGGCTTGGGGGTCGGCTTTGTCTTGAGGGCGAGCCAGGCGGGTTGGGTGTCGATCTCGGCGAAGACGATCTCGGCGTCGAAGTCGGCGGGCATCCAGGTGCTGCTGTCGTTGCCGTGGGCTTGGGCGAACTCGGGTCCGGTCATCGCTGGTCGGCTCCCTTCGGGGTGAGGCCGCGGAGCCGGTTGATGGTCGGCCCGAACGCGGCGGTGAACATCGGGGTGAGGGTGCCGTTGGCGCCGAACGCGGTGGCGATGGCGGCGGTGACGGCGAAGAGGTCGGGGGTGTTGGCCATCAGCTCGTACATGGCGATGCCGGCGGCGAGGGTGGCGGTGATGAGGAGGGTCTCGGCGATGGCGGTGAGAGCGTTGGCCTTGGCCTGGTTGCGGCGGGCAGCCCGGTCGAAACGGCGTTCGTTGGTGTGCTGGTCCATTGCGGTCTCCTTCCGGTCTGTGCGGGTGGGTGGGGTGCTGGCCTTGCTGGGGGCCGTCCCCGCCTGGGGGATGTAGCGGGGGCGGCCTCCAGCCGGGCCAGGGGCCCGGGGTTGGGGGTTAGTGGGTGTTGTCTTCGTGGTCGTCGTGGGTGAGGTCGCGGATGATCGTGTCGGCGATGAGGTCGTCGTAGTCGGGCTGGTCGGTGGGCTGGTCCATGTGGTCCTTCCGGGGGTCGAGGGCGGCGCAGGCGCGGGCGGTGGTGTCGCGGAGGTCCGGGTCGGCGAGGTTGTGAGCGGTGAGCCAGCCCTGGTGGGCGGCGTCCTTCTGCTGGTCGAGCGGGAGGGAGCGGACGGCCGGGTTGGTGTCCGGGTTGGTGAGGCGCTCCACCAGAAGGCCGGGCAGGCTGGTGACGTCCAGGGCGTCCGGGGAGCCGGCCAGCACCGCGACCAGGACCTGGGTCATGTTCAGGTTGTGCCGGTCGTGGGCGATGAGCCGGGCGCCGTCCAGCATCAAGTCGATGCCGGGGTGGATACCGCGGAGGTCTTCGAGCAGGTCACCGAGGTCGGTACCGTCCACGTTGGGCACGGCGTTGTCGTCGGTGCTGGGGAACGGGCCGGACATCACTCGCCGCCCAACAGCTTCTTGAAGCCGGCCAGCACGTCGGTGACGTCGTCGGCGTCGACCTGAGGCAGCGGCGCCTCCGGCTTCAGTCCGGCTTCCTCCAGGTCCGCCCGGTAGGCGTTGACGGAGGTGAGGGCGTCGGTGGCGGCCTCGATGTCCCGAGCGGACAGGGTGGCCTCGCCGATGTACTCGCCCTTCGGGCCACGGAAGATGAGCCGTCCGGCGCAGTCCTGGTCGTCGGAGAGGGCGAGGAACTGGTGGAGCAGCTCGGCGAGCCGCATCTCCTCGTTGGAGAAGGGGTGCTCGTTCTGCATCACGCACCTCCGATCAGGCGCAGCGTCGGGCGGGTGGCCTGGGCGTGCTTGATGCGGAGGCCTTCGGCACGGCGGGCCGCGATGCTGGCGAGGTCGCCGAGGTTCACCGGGTCCATGTCCACGAAGCCGAGGTCCAGGTCGATGCCGACGATGGCCGCGTTGATCCGGATACGGCCGATGTTCTTCGGCGTCTCGAACTCGGGCATCACGCGGAGGCTGTGGAGGAACTGCCGTCCGGTGCGCTCAGCGAGCATCTGGTAGATCTCGTCCATCAGACCGTCACCACCTTGAACGTGTCGGTGGTGAGGTCCATGACGACGGTGGCGGGGGTGCCGGCTGCGGTCTGCGCGGCGGCGTACTCCTCCGCCGGCCACGAGCCGCGCGGGTGAGACGCCGGGAACCGCTCCAAAACGCGGGCGGTGGAGTCGGGGGCGACCTCGTTGTCGCCGGGGTGAGCTGTGCGAGTAGCCATATGGCGGTTACGATCCATACTGGATCGGCCTCCCTGATATCCGCAGGTGGGCGGGTTCACGTCCGTTCCGGTGTTGCGAGCACCGTTCGGGACACGCGGCCCTGGTCCGGCAACTGCTGGTCCAGGGCCGTTTTGCTGTGCCAAGAAAGACACTACGCCCTGGGTTGCCATTTGGCAACCCAATGAGGGAGACTGGAGGACGTCGCCATAGCCGAGACCGAAGGAGGACCGGAGTTGCTGACCTTCCGCGAAACTGCGCGGCGCGTGGTGGAGGAAGGCATCCTGCCGTCGATGACCCACCAGCGAATCTCGCAGCTCCACCTCAAGGACCCTGAGAACTTCCCCGAGGTCCAGAAGATCGGCCGCGCCAACGTCGTGGATTGGAAGAAGGCGAGACCGTACTTCGTGGCTCACGCCCAGAAGGCAGCCGCACGCGACCGCCGGCGCCGGACAAAGCCGGAGAGCGAATCGGAGTGATGCCACGGCAGCTGCTCCTGGAGTCGTCGATCAGGTCTGACTCCATGCCAGCACCGGGCAGACCCCATGCAGTTGAAGCTGTTGTTGGCAATCAAGTCACCTCCAAATTGCCAACAGACAAAGACGACGAAGAGGGCGGCAAGCTCTCCCGACAAGAGATGAGAGGAGGAAGACTCCGAGCATGACGACCTTCCCGGAACTGCTGCGCGAGTGGCGGCTGGCCGCCCACATGTCGCTGGCCGACCTGGCACAACGCGTCCGCTACGACCGCACGTCCCTGCACAACTTCGAGACCGGCCGCCGGCCGACCCCGCTGTGCGTGGCCGAGGCCGCGGACGAAGCGACCGGCGCCAACGGTGCCCTGGTCGAGCAATGGCACCGGGAGGACAGAGAACGCCGCGAGGCTGCGGCCGCGCACCGGGTACGGGCTGCTGCGCTCGCCATGTCCCGGGACCTGACCGCTCTGGCGGATCTGGATATCAGCGAGCTGCAGGACGGGGTGTCGGCTACCGCGGTCGACTACCTGGGATCCCCGCCGGGGCCGATGATGGACCGTGCGCATCTGCTGCGCGGGGAGGCTTTCGAGCGGCTTCGCTCGGGGCATCACCGGCCGCAGGATCGTTCGGACCTGTACGTGGCCGCCGGACGGCTGTCCGGGGTGCTGTCGTACGCGCTGCTCGACATGGGTGACGCGGATGAGGCACTCGAGCACGCCACGGCGGCGGGCCGGTGCGCCGAGTTCGCGGGGGACGCCGAGCTGGCCGCTTGGGTGGCCGGAACGAAGTCCCTGATCGCCCGGTTCCAGGGCGACTATGGGCGTGCGCTGGAGTACATCCGGGACGGCTACCAGTGGGTGGGTCACGGGCAGGGCAGCGGGGAGGCCCGGCTGCGCTGTGGTGAAGCCCAGTGCCTGGCGAACCTCGGGGACAGCCGGGCGGCGAATGCCGCTCTTGACTCCGCGGAGCAGGCCCGGGAGCGGATCCGGCGCCCGGACTCGCTGGAGGGTCTGTTCGGCTTCTCGAGGGCCAAGCAGTCGTACTACGCCGGCTCGTCCCTGATCTGGCTGCAGGGCGGCCACGATGCCGAGCGCGCGCAGCGTGAGGCGCTCGAGGCGATCAGCCTGTGGCAGTCCGGCCCCGTCCAGGAGCGGTCGCTGGACGACGAACGGCTGGCCCACATCTACCTGGCTACGGCACGGGTGCAGCTCGATGACGTGGAGGGCGCAGCCGATGCCCTGGCGCCGGTTCTGTCGTTGCCGGTGGAGGATCAGATTTCGTGGATCGTGAAGCGGATGGACCGGGTGGCGGGGATGCTCTCCGCACCTCGGTACGCCGGTAACGGTACGGCTGAGGAGACCGTCGAGGCGATCAACGCCTTGGCGGCGTGATGAGAGGAGTACGAGGCGTGCGTAGCCCGCCGTAGAAGGCGGGAGGCCGACCGGGCACCACCCCGACCGACCTCCCTGTTTGGCCGCTGACCTGCGAAGTCGTATGCGGCCGTGACCGACCAACCCCTTGCAGAGAAGGCAGTCATCATGACTCTACTTGTTGGCGATGCTCTCGCGCTGCCCCCGGTCTCGACCAATGGCCGGGGTGAAAGTTGACGAAGCCCGACCCCAGAACCCTCATGGCCCTCCCGCCCGTCGTGACCTTCGCTACCGGCGCCGACCTCCTGGTCCGCCTCGGCCTGGCGAAGAACATGACCCGCGAGGGCGTCCGCCGTCTCTCCAAGCACCCCGACTGGCCGTTCGGCCCAGACCGCCCGTACCCGTACTGGCCGCTGGCGAACGCCGAGGTGATGGAGACAGGCCCGTTCCTGGAGTTCTTCCGGAAGCACCCGATCGTGGGACGCGGGCCGGACCGGGAGCCCGGCCGGCGCGGCAAGGCGTCGAAGCAGCAGTAACGGTCGCGTCTCCGATCAGCCGTGTTCGCAGCCACGGCCCGGAAACGCAAGACGGCCCGGCAGGGAGTTCGCAGCTCCACCGCGCCAGGCCGCCCAGGAAGCCAGCGGATTTCGCAGCCCGCCGGCTAAGTGATTCACCTCATCGAGAGGTACCCGCCTTGAGCGTACAGGCACCACCCAGCGTGTCGACAAGTGGACCCCGCATGATCCTCCGCACGGCGGATGGTGCGCGGTGACGGAGCAAATCGAAGAGACCAGGTCTATCAGTCATGTGGGCCCGGTTCCGAACGTCTCCGTGCATGCGCACATGCGGAGCGGGCCGCACGCCATCACAGCCGATCCGTTGGACCTGGTCGTAGTGGTGGAGCTGATGTTCCTGTTCGGCGAGCAGGCGCGTCGTCGGTCGACCGACGAACCGCTCGTCATCACGCCGCAGAGCGTTCTCGAGCGGCTCCGGGAGATGGGTGTACGGAGCGGTAACGGATCCCGTTTGGTGGGCCGCGACGCGGTCTATGCGTCGTTCGCCAGGCTGCGAGCGAAGGGCTACATCCGGCGGATCGTGGAGAGCGACGAGAAGACGGGGCAGCGGACTGGGGTGGCGTACGAGTTCTACGACTGGCCGGCCTGGAATCCCGATGCACCGGCAGTCAGTGAATCGTCGCAGGTCGGAGCCACTTCCGGCAATGCCGGATCCGGCGATGCCGAATCCAGGGCCGGGAAACGGACAAAACAGCGATCTACGCAGGTCGGAGCCACTTCCGGCAATGCCGGATCCGGCGATGCCGGAAGTTCGACGTCTTCGCAGGTCGGAGCCACTTCCGGCAATGCCGGACCCCCCCCACACCCCCCGGAGGGTGGTGGTAACACCACCCCCAGCCCCCACAAAACCGGTCGGGCGGCCAAGTGGGCCGCAGCATGCGCACTGGCTCCAGAGGACTACGCGCCGACAGCGGAAGAGATCAAAGCGGCCGACGCTTTCCTGCAAGACCTCCCGGGCAAGTGGCAGATGGGCATTGACGAGGCACGCGCGCTCGCTCCGCTGCTGGCCTCCCGGGCTCACGTCCTCGAGCTGGATCTGGACCTGATGCTGCAACTCCAGCTGATGCAGGACGATCCCAAGGACCCCGTACGGGTGCCATCCCGGGTCATGCCTACTCGGATCCGCAGCCTCAAGCGCCGACAGGTCCAGCCGAATGGGGCCGTGCCGGACGCTGGGCGGCTCGCTGAGTGGTGCGGAGAGTGCAACCGGGGCGAGTTCCCGATGGCCGTCTACCAGCGCACCGTGGAGCTTTCTGACGGCAACGACACACCGTGCCCCCGCTGCCATCCGAAGCACGCCCGAGCCTGACCTGAAACGACCGCAGCGGCCGGTGAATCCCTCGCCAGGGCCGGCCGCTGCTCAGACCCCCGAAAGGGCCACACCGTGAGTATCCCTCAGCAGAGCATCCAGCACAGCTCCGACGACGTCTTCGACGACGGCCCCCAGCGGCAGCCGATGCATGACGAGTACGCCGAGCAGTGCGTCCTCGGCGGCATGCTCCTGTCCAAGGACGCCATCGAGGACGTCCTCCCCCTCGTGAAGGCCGAGCAGTTCGCCGCCGCCCGCCACGAGGCCGTGTTCCGGGCGATCCTGGACGTGTACGGCAAGGGCATCCCCGTGGACCCGATCACGGTGGCCGCGGACCTCACCAAGCGCGGCGAGCTCGCCAAGATCGGCGGGGCTTCCTACCTGCACACCCTCGTCCAGGTCGTTCCAACCGCAGCGAACGCCGAGCACTACGCAGAGATCGTCCACGAAAAGGCCGTCCTGCGGGGCCTGCACAAGGCCGGCATCAGCATCGCCGCCATGGCCGCCGCGCAGGAAGGCGAACTCGCCGACATCTGCAACCAGGCCCAGACCGCCGTGTACGTGGCGACCGAGGTGTCCAAGGCCGACGAGGAAGACGTACCTATCGGCGACGTCATGGAAGGCATGTTGGACGAGCTGGAGGCCCGACAGAACAAGAAGGGGGAACTCACTGGCGTTCCCACCGGTCTTGCCGACCTGGACTCCCTCACCGAGGGCCTCCAGCCCGGCCAGATGATCGTCATCGCGGCCCGGCCCGCCGTCGGCAAGTCGACTTTGGCCGTCGACTTCGCCCGCTGCTGCTCCATCAAGCACGGTCTGCCCAGCCAGATCTTCTCCCTAGAGATGGGCCGCAGCGAGCTGACGATGCGGATTGCGTCCGCCGAGGCGAAAGTGCCGTTGCATCACATGCGGTCCGGGAACATGACCGAGGATGACTGGACGCGCCTGGCCCGCCGCATGCCGGACGTGTCCGCCGCCCCGCTGTACATCGACGATTCCCCGAACATCAACCTCAACCACATCCGGTCCAAGGCACGGAAGCGCAAGGCGAAGAACGGCCTGTCGCTGATCATCGTGGACTACATCCAGCTGATGGAGTCCACGGGGAAGCGGGGCGAGAACCGGCAACAGGAAGTCTCCGAGATCTCCCGCGGCCTGAAGCTCCTCGCGAAGGAGCTGGAAGTCCCCGTGGTCGCCCTGTCCCAGCTGAACCGGGAGTCGGAGAAGCGCACCGACAAGAAGCCGGTGATCTCCGATCTGCGGGAGTCCGGCGCCATTGAGCAGGACGCCGACATGGTCATCCTGCTGCACCGGGAGGACGTGTACGAGAAGGAGTCCCCGCGGGCCGGCGAGGCTGATCTGATTGTGGCGAAGCACCGCAACGGGCCCACCGCGACGATCACAGCCGCGTTCCAGGGGCACTACTGCCGCTTCATGGACATGGCGCAGACGTGACCTTCTGGCCCGACCAGCCGAACGGATCCGGGTTGTCGGTGACGATCGATATCCTGAGGAACTCACCTGGAGGGGGACGCTATGGGAAAGCGTGAGCGCCGCAGGAAACGCCAGAAAGTCGCAGCAAAGCAGCGGCCGCCTGCCGTCAAACGGATCCTGTATCCCAGCCCAGAGCAGCCGCTCCTCGAGGTCCATATCGAGCCGGAAACGCCGGCCGACGTCGCGGCCATGTGCCGCCAGTACTGGGAGTTCACCGTCCCCGGCCAGTGGACCCGGCACGTCTCAGCGATCGGCTCCACCTCCCTGGTCTACAAGGCCGTCCGCGGAGCGTGCCGGGCCGAACTGCTGAACCTGGTGTGCCCCAGCTGCGCCGCCCCCACCGTGGTGACCAGCCGGTCCGACATGGCCGCCACCGTTTGCTGGGGACCGGACTTCCCGACCGAGCCGGTCGACGCAGCCAAGGTCTGCCCGTCATGCGCGGCCGCAGAGGCCGAGGTGCGCAAAGCGGAGGCAGAGCGGGCCAAGGAGGAGAAGCGGCAGCAGACCCAAAAGCGGGTCGACGCTGCTGGCGCGTGGCTGCAGCAGCAGGCCGACCGGGACTTCCCCGACGGTATGCCCGACCTCATCGGCGCGCTCACGCTGCTGGCCATGGTGGAGATCATGCAACGGAAGGAGACCGAGACGATCGGCCCGCTGAAGGACCTGAACTACACGCTCACCACTACAGCCGAAACCGACATCGACGTCTTCCGCACCCTGCACTGCGAACGGTGGATCTGCCCCACCCTCCCAGCCACCACAGACAACTTCGCCTTCAAAGACGACGGCACGGTCAGCGGCGTGTACGTCACCGAGATCCCCTGGCAGCTCGCGCCGGCCCTGGGCGGGAAGGCCACAGCACACGGCGAGACCGCCAAGTGGATGAGCCGCATGCTCCGCAACCGAGCCGACGAAGTCACCCAGCAGGTGCACCGGCTCGAGGCCGGCATGGCCGTCAACTACCTCGAGGGACTCCTCACCCGGAAGTACAACGAGGAACCCATCCCCGAACACCGGCTGCCCGACGCCTACGAACTGTTCCTGGGCGCCCTCCAGGAGGGCTTCACCCTCGGTCAACTCGTTGCCATCGCCTGGAGTTCCGCGGCCGGCTCCGTCGCCTGGGGCCAGCGCACCCCCGGCTTGAAGCCAGGAAGCGTCTCCTCAGCGTCCGTCACCAACCTCGAACGCCGGATCGGATACGCCCGCGACCGCCGCATGGACGAGTACGAACTCCCCAACTGGGTGCCCCGCCCCGCCATCCACGCCACCGCCCTTCGCCTCCTCCAGCAACACGCCTCCGAGACCGACGCGCTCAGCCGCTTCCGCACGCTCAAGCAGCGCACCGACAGCCGTGCCCTCGAGGCCGCCGAGTTCGACGGCGACATGGAGGACCTGGGCGAGGACCAGCAGCTTGGCGAAGCCATGGACACATGGCTCGAGGACCTCCGCACCGGCCGCAAGCGCGAGTCGAAGCAGCCGCCGATCACCTATGCCCTGGTCACACCGAACGGCGGCCTCGAGTTCCACTCCGAGCCCGTCGACCAGATGCGCGACAAGGTTGGAGCAGCAGGAGCGGGAATCGTCGACCGGATCACTCTGCCGGATCCGTCCCCCGTGCACGCCTACGTCGGCGAGCTGGTCACGGCGTCCGAGGAACTGGCCAACCCGGTTGCGGACGAGATGCTGCGCCTCCTGGACTGCCACGACGGCCCCTTCTACGGACCCATCTCCTTCTTCGCCGTCGCATCCCGCAGCCCACGGCCACGAAGCCTGGACGAGGACCAGCAGGAGATGCTGCGCGCAGCGCACGAGGTGGCACGGAGCCGGGCCGGCATGGTCTGAGGCCTACGCAGCGGTGCCCGGCCCGGCCTCCCACGGCTCCCCAACCGGCCGGGTCAGCCCGTCATCCGTCACCAGCCGGCGTTCCGGGGCCGTCGCGTCCAGCTCCCAGTAGTGCAGACACTCCTCGCAGCGGACTCCGTCCACGAGTACCTCGTCTTCCCCGTTCGGGCAGTCGGTGCCGTCACCGCGGCCCGGACACGTCTCCCTGATAGCCCCCATACCGTCGACCGTGCGGCGTACGGGCCGTGCCCGTGGAGAGGGCGAGCGGGGCGCACAGGCGTACACCCTTGGCAGACCGCCACAACAACCGTCAGGAGCCCCAGCAGGCGCCCTCCGCCTGGAAGACTGGCCGCAGTTGCCGACTCCCTGGAGACTCTCGTGGACCTGGACCGAACTCCCTCTCAGATCGCTAACGCTGCCGCCGATGAGATCCGCACACTGAACCATCGCACCCTGGATCCCAAGGTCTTTACAACACCGTCCGAGGTAGCCGACACCCTCAACGCGCTCACCCGGCTCCTGCAGACGTTGCCGCAATCACTGCAGCAGTTGGAGGCCGGCCTGGAACTTCTGGACGAAAATCAGCAGATCCGCCTGGACAACAAGCCAAAAGCGGAGACGTCACGACAGGACATCTTCCGACAGGTCCTCGCCGTGCGGAGTGCGCTGCAGCAGGCCCGGGAGCGGCTCGGCCAAGCCGATGAGGCGATGCGGGAGGCGGCCAGACCGCTCTCCCGCATGGGAGCGCCCTGGCCGCCGGCTGACGGCGAGGACTGAGCCGGGGGGAAACGCGAGCACGACGGACGGCACGCCGTAGCCGGGGGAACGGGTCTGCGGTTTGGGGTGATGCTGGGCGGGTGCCTTCGGGCATCTCCGTTCAAGCGCCCCCATGATCCGCCCGCCGGCGGGGAGGGGAAGAGCTGGTTAAGCCCCGGGACCGAACCCCCCGGGGCTTTCTCGCGCCCCGCTCCGGGGAGGGCGTCTGTGGGCGCGGGCCGGACCTGAGGGGAGATGGTGCTGTCCGGCCCGCGCATGTGACAGCACAGGGGTCAACGAGCGGGCATGCTGCCGGTCACTCATGGGGTTGTGGCGGGCGAGGTACCGGGACTCCCCATGCATTCATGCCCGTGAATACATTGTGACGCCATGCGTAGACCGGTACAGTGGAAGGGTTGCATCTCCCACCCGCAAGCGCAGGGAACACCCCCGCCCACACGCGGCAGGCTGACCTACCACGCCCCCAACACCCGGGAGCCCCACCCCATGACCGAGCCCAGCGTCACACCCCTGTCCCAGTCCGTCGAACTCCAACTCGCCGGCCAGCCCGACGTAAAGAACAAGTACGGCAGCGGCCGCATCCGCCCGACCCGCGTCTTCTTCTACTACCTCCCCGACCGAATCACCGCCCACCTGTACGGCTCCTGGGTTCGCGAGGACGGTGAACTGACGGACGCCCCCTGCGACCAGGACTACCGGGAGCCCATCGAGGACTGGCCGGCATGGCTGGCCGCACTGGCCCGCCAGTACACGCCTGCGGAGCGGACCACCGAGACAGACACGCTGCCCGCGTGGCTGCACTGGCGGTTCGGTTCGCACGGCCAGCCCTGGAGCGATGTTCCCGACGAGGACAAGGCACTCTGGGAGTACCAGGCCCGCGCCGTCCGCCGCGCCGTCGCCCGCAACGGCTTCAAGACCAGCCAGCCCGAGACGGACGCCTGATGCTGCTGGTCCGCCTGTTCCACGGCATCGACACCACCATCAGCCACCTCCCCGCCCCACTCGCCCACGCCGCCGCCGGCCTCCTCTTCACCCTCTTCACTGTCGCCTACACCACCATCGCCACCGTCGACCGCACCCGCCACAAGGAGCAGTGATGCCGAAGCGAGTCCAGCGAAAGCGGACGGCCGGATGGACGGCTCCGCTCGACGCCCAGGGCCGAAAGCCCATCTACGTTGGCCGCGGCACCCGCTACGGCAACCCCTGGGCCGTCATCCACCTCACCACCGGCACCGGCTGGGCAGTCCAGTGGGCAGGCCACCGCGACCAACACCGCCCCCTCGGCCTCAAGGACCTCGTCCCCGCCAACGATCAGCGCGACGCCCACGCCCTCGCGGTCGAGCTGTACGAGAACTGGGTGCACGCCCATCCGACGCTCCTGGACCGGATCTGCCGCGATCTCGCCGGCCGCGACCTCATGTGCTGGTGCGCCGAGTCGCTCCCGTGCCATGTGGACGCCCTGCTGCGTATCGCCAACCCTGAGAGGACCGCCCAGTGCGAGCCCTGACCGTGAAACATCCGTGGGCCGCGGCCATCGCCCATGGCCCGAAGCGCATCGAAAACCGCTCCCGCCCCATCCCCGCCAAGCACGTTGGCAGCACGATCCTCATCCACGCCGGCCAGGCCGAGGACGTCAACGCGCTCCCCGCCGACATGATCCGTGACTGGCCCCATCACTGGGGTGCGATCGTCGCCGTCGCCACCCTCACCAGCTGCCACCAGGCGGCCAAGCCGCGCTGCTGCGCACCGTGGGGGTTCCCCGACACCTGGCACTGGCAGCTCACCAACGTCCGCGCCGTCACCCACCCGATCCTCGGCGTCCGAGGCCAACTCGGACTGTGGACCGTCCCCAACGACGTCCTCAACAAGGTGGAGCAGGCCTGCCACGACCTCCCCTACGAAGACGCACGTCGGATCCTCACCGCCCTTGAGGACAAGGAGCGCCGCCAGTGACCGACTACCGGGAGAGCCAGGTGGACGCCGCCCTGGCCGACTACTTCGCCAAGAGGCAGGCGGCCCGCGCCGAGCGAGTGCGCGCCTTCCTCGACAGCCTCACCCCCCGCGAACGCGCCCTCGTCCAGGACGTTGCCGTCATGGGCTACGTTCGCGGCAGCATGCACCCGCGAGGCGAAGAGATCCCCCTCAACGCCGACATCCTTGCCGACGTCATCAACGCCTGCTTCGTCTACCCCGACCTGTACCCGGCCGTCGCCACCATCGAGCGCTGCCCCAACCTGCGCACCGTCCCAGCAGACCCGCCCCGGCACCAAGGAGGCGTCCGGTGCGGCTGCGCCGACGACCCCGAGGACGACAACGACAGGACCGGCCTGTGACCGACCTGCGGCCTGAGTTCATCGAACACGCCAGCACCGACGCCATCCGCACCCAATACGAACGCGCCCAAGCCCAAGCCGACCTGTGGGCCGACCGCACCCGAGACCTGTTTCTGCTGCTCTGCCAACGCACCAACGAGGAGGACTGACTGTGCGCATCCACTTCAGTAACGTCGTCCACGAGTGGTGGCCCGATCAGTGCCGCAGGCGGGGGCATCTCCGCGCCTCCGAAGACACTCGACCCGTTATGGAGACGTCTTACAGCACAGTCGTTCGACCAGGAACGATCATCGTTTGGTCGGACCGCAAAGCGTACGAGGTCATCCAGATCGCCGAACGGCCTCTAGACCTGTGGCCCGCCAACTACCGGGAGAAGTGGCAGGAATACACCGAATGGTGGGCTGAGCAGGTCGTATCAGGCCGCGACATGGGTCCCCAGCCCGAACAGGCCACCTGGGAGCATCGGCCGTTCGTCCTTGTTATCCGCCCCGCCGACCAGCCCGCTGCCAAGCCGAAGCACTACGCCGTCCGAGCATCCCGTACCTTCTACGTCCTGCCCGAGCACTACAGCGTGTGCCGTCTGTGCAACGAGATTCCGCCTTGCACGCACGCCACCACCGAAGCCGCTATCGACCACGCCATGCAGCAGACTGAGCGGCTCATGGCAATCCAGCCCGGTTGCTGCCTCGGCTGCGGCAACCCCATCACCTCCCGTATGAAGGCTGTCCGCTTCCCTGGACCGAATCTGTGGCGCCCTGATCTCGGAACAGGCTCGGCGGTCTTTCATGCCCGCCAGGACTGCGCCACGTACGTCAGCTCGTACAAGCAGTTGTGGCGAGAGAAGGGCCATGCCGAGCTTCAGCCCGAACTGCCGGACGGTGAGGAGTGAAGAGGCGTTGGGTGTCGCGGCGGGAGATTGTTCGGCGTCTGGAGGCCGTGGAAGCGCAGCTGGCGCAGCGGACGCCGGCGCCGCTCGACGGCCAGCAGACCATCAGCATCGGCCACATCGGGCACCACGCCTACGAAGGCCCCGGAGCCTGCCGGGCCGATCTGTTCGGGCAGACCTGCGGGGCGCACCGGGACGAACACAAGCTGATCCAGGACTGAGCTACGCCGTCGGCTCCGCACCGGCGGCCGCGCACTCACCGTCATCGACCAGACGGTCCTGAGACAGCGCGTACTCATAGATCAGCTCCGGCAGAGTTGACGCCCCCCACAACGCCTTCAACGCGGCGATCTCCTGCTCCAGCTTGCGCTGCGAAACCCCGATCCTCCGGGCTATCACCTGCTGCGACACTCCCGCTGCGATGTACCGGAGGATCTGCCGCTGCCTGGCCGACGTCCGTACACCGTCCGGGCCCGACACAGCGTCTACCTCGAGCCGGCCACGCCGTGAGCGCAGCAGGCCCGTCCACGGCTCGCCGTACAGCCACATCTGATCGAACATTGCCGCCAGCACAGCGATGACAGCCCGGTCGGTGACATGCCACGCCGCATGTTGAGGGCCGCCGGTGATGTGGTCGGAGATGAAGGCCTGCTCCCGATCCACGATGATCATTCGTTCGAACTCGCCGGGCAGCGTCCGGTACTGGGCGACGCTGCCCGTGACACGGTTCGCCATCAGGGTTGCGTACTCGGCGGTCACCGGGTCGTCCCGGACGGTGTCCCGGTAGACCGTCCTCAGGCTCACGCCCCGGTCCAGCGCAGCAGAGTCACGGGTGACAGCCACGTCCAGGATCGCCTTGTTCCGGGGGCCGTCGGGCTGCGCGGCGAGGATCTCCGTTTTCGCGCCGGCCACCACGTCCCGGATACGGGAGTTCACCGCGGCCTGGTCGTCGAGGTACTCGGAGCTGCGTCCGGGGCGGAACGTGGTGGCGGCGTACTGGCTGGCCAGCTCGTTCGTCAGATCCGGCAGAGCAGACATGAAGGCAACGCGCTGCTTGGCCTCTTCCAGCTGGGAGAACAGGACGTTTTCCAGGGCTCGTTTCGGATTCCGTACCACTGGCTTGCCGGGCCTGTCCGGGTCCTCCTGAATGAGGCCGAATGAGACGAGTTCACCGTACACGTTCGGATACTCGTCGGTAATACGTTCTGCCTGCACCCAGTCTTGCCGCACATACGCCCCATACAAGCGCTTCGCACCCGCCGACAAGATTTCCCCATCACCGTGCACGCTACCTATGGCCAAGGATCCGACCCTCCGTCAAATACCCTAGATCAAATGCGAGTTCCCGCACTGCGCGCACCCGCACCCGCACAACGTTGATAACCAAACAAGCCTACGGCACCGTATGACCGGGGCGTCCCCCGGCGCTCGTACTCCGCATCCTCCCCAAAAGCCACACGCGTCTACTGCTGCCAGGAAGACCCGTACAGCCAAGGGGATTTCGCAGCAGGATCGGAACACGAGCAAAAACCGGGACGGCGCCCCGCTATCGTGTCCGCCACCATTTACAGAAAGGAAACACGCGTGCAGAAGCCACTGAAACGACTCATCGCTTCCCTCACACTCGCCACCGCCGTGGCCACCGGCACCCTCATCGCCACGGAATCCGTCGCCGCACACAAGGCTGACACCACATGGGGAGCATCCGCCACCACCGACGACACCGGCTGGGGCACCCCGCCCGGCGACATCCTCCCCATCAACCTCCCCATCCCCCTCGACACCGGCTGGGGCTGACCCTCACCGCGTGCCCCCTGGTGTCGGCTTGAGGGGAAGCAGCCGGCACCAGGGCTCACGCCCCACGGGCCGAGGGAACACCGCGCCAGAACCGCGCCACCGTAGAGGCATGACCGACACGCCCCCGCCCCCGGCCGTCGACTACAGCGGACGCCCCCTCCACGAAGGCGACACCGTCGCATTCATCAGCGTCGACCCCATCGGACTCAACGAAGGCCGCATCCGCATCATCGGCCCCAACGACCTGTGCATCGATACCGGCCAACACCTCGTCACCTTCCCCGCGGCCACACGCCCTCTCCTGGGCCCGGCATTCCATCCTCTCGGCGGCACGGTGAAACCGCGCCCGGTACCCGAAGGCGCCCAGCAGTACCCGGCCGTCGCCCTCCAGCCGTCCGAGGAAGGTGCCTGATGGCCAAGCACCCGGAAGACGACCGCCGTCAGGCCCTGTGCGCCTGGCTCACCGCCAACGGCATCGACCCCAATGCCGTCCCCCTGGACGCCGACATGACCATCGACGAAGGCTCCGCAGGACGGTTTCTGCGCTGCGAGGTCTTCGACCTGGACCAGGACGGACGTAAGCATCTGGACGAGCGGGGAGAGAACGTGGCCCGCCGTACCGTCGCCGTGCCGCTGAAGGTCGAGCCGCCCGAGTGGTGGCAGCCGTACCAGAAGCCCACCCGCGACCAGCTCCTGGCCAGCGTTCAGGAAGTACGGAAGCTGCACAGACGTAACGAATACACCGGTGACTGCGAGCACTGCTCCGAACGGGACTACCCGGACTACGCAGTACCGCACCCCTGCCCCACCATCCGTGCCCTCGACGGCAAGGGCGCCGTCTGAGCGGAGGGAACGCGGCCCGGGTTCGTGTCCAGACTGAAGGGCATGCCCACGCCCAAACCCGCACGAACCCGCCGCACCCTCGCCGCCCTGATCGCGGCCGCGCTCACCGTCCTCGCGCTGCTCCTCGCCTCCGCCACCGACGCCCGAGCCGCCACCACCCCCCTCTACAAGGGCACCGGGTGGAAAGCCGAAACCGCCCAGGGCATCTACAGCCTCTCCCCCGACCCGTACACAATCGTCTTCGCCAACAGCACCGCGCGGACGAAGCTGACCAAGTACTTCACCGGGCCGGCAGCCCAGGTCACCACCAGCATCGGCGTGAAGATCACCGTGTCCACGACGATCGACACCACCACCGCAACCTGCCCGTCCCGGCACCGCATCGTCGTCCACTACACCTACCGGCCCATGGGCACCAAGGGTATGAGCCAAGCCCGGCCCTGCTACGCCATAGCCGACGGCTCCGCGTGGGGCGGCCACCTCTACATGGACAGCGAGTACTGGACCTCGAGCACCTGGTTCTCCTCGAACGCCACCACGAACGAGGCCCGCCGCAAGGACGCGGTCTCGCACGAGCTGGGTCACATCCTTGGCCTCGACCACCCCAACACCGACCTCGACCGGGACGGCGTGGTGGAGAACGGCGAATGCGTCCGCAACTCGGCCGGCCTGCGCCCGCTGCTCTGCAGCCCGAACCGTGGGAACCCGCCCTCTACGGCTGGCGGGAAGTTCACCACCGAGTTCGACCTGCGCGGCCTGCGGCAGATGCTCGCCAACTACTACCTCCGGCAGCCCTGACCACGATCCGGGGGCCGCTGTCAGGGCTGCGTGCCACACTGAACTCGTCCGCTCCGCCACGCATCCCCCGTCGTGGCGGAGCGGTCGTGCGCTCACCCCTCGAGGATTCCCAGCTCGGTGTCCGGCCGGCAGAACGTGCACGCGGCCACCCCGCCCGCGAGCGCGCGCCGCGCCGTGTTCGAGTCGACGCCCTTCGACCGCTTCCCCGCCATCGTGCAGTCCCCCGTGTGCACGGCGTTCGGAATCGCGTCCCGGTTCAGCCCGTACTCGATCAACCAGTCCGGCGCCCGCTCCTCCGTGGCGGCCGCCACCCGGGCCTGCTGCGCCTCCCGCTCCCGCAGGCGGGCCATCTTCGCGTCGATCCGCTCCACCCACATCACATGCCAGGTACGCAGCACCTCGAGGCGCTCCAGGTCAGGCGGCAGATCATCGAACATTACGACCGATTCTATGGGCATGAAAAAACAGCCCGCCACCTGGGGAGATCCCCCAAGCAGCGGGCTATGTCGTGACCACGCTCAGGGCGCCCCCTCCGTGCCCGGCCAACGCTACGCCTCACCCCAGATACGGCGGAAGAACCACACGCGCCCTCCGCGCCAGCGCAGCCGCTGCCACCCAATTCCTAGGCCAGTCGTTGCCCAGCAGCACCTCCACCAGACGGCCCGCGGGCACCACCGGCACGCCCTGCACCATGAAGCCGCCGTCGGCGACAGAAGCGTTATGCACGGCGATCACCGGCTGCACCGGCACCCCCAACGCCTGACCCACCAGACCCGTCTCGTACAAGACGCTACGCACGGACTGACTACGGTCTGCCTGCTTCCGGCCGGCCTGCCCATGCCACAACGTCCCGCCCGCGGCATGCACCGGATACCGAACGGACCACAGCTTCGAGTCGACCAGGAACGGGCGCGCACCCGGCGAGATCAGTACATGGTCGGCGTTCGCCCTGCGGGCGCCGGGTATCGCCCGGTCATGTAACACGGTCCAGCCCGCCGCCTCGAGGGGACGTAACAGCTGCGCGGTGCGCTGCTCACCGACCGCGCCGGCGTCACAGGCAGCCGCACGGGCGTCCGCCCGCCGCGCGGCCGGGCTCAGCCCCAGGACGGCCAGGACACGCCGCCACAGGCCCCGCCGGGCCGCCTCACGCTGCTCCTGGCCCCACTGGGACGCCGACCCACCCGCGGTCACCGGCCGTTCTCCCGCCACCAGCGCAGGCCGTCGATCTCGGCCTCGAGGTCCGGGTCTTCCGCGTTGAGGTGAGCGCTGTAGCGGGCAACGGCGTCAGCAGCGTGCTCCCGCTCCGGGGTGGTCATGTTCTTCGTCAGCCAGCGCCAGTCGCCGTGGAGCCACACGGAATGCCAGGCCGCGTCCCCGGGGAGCGGCTGGCCCTCGGTGATGGAGTCGATGACGGCCAGCGTGTCGCGGGCCTGCGCCACAGCCTGGACGCGAACGGAGTCGGAGATGGTCATCTCACAGAGACGACGAACCCCCGCAACCGCAGCCTGAGCGGTCACCGCCTCCGCCTGGGAGCGTGCGGCGCGCGCATTGGCCCGGGCGGAGACCGCCCGCTCGGTGAGCAGCTGTGCCTCCATCTCGGCCCGTTCGGCATCGGCGGTGTGGGCGTGCTGCTGCGCCATCCTGAGATAAGCCTGGGTCCGGCGGAGTTCGTCAGCCATCAGGCCGCCTTCCGGGTTGTGGGACGGGGTCGGGGTCGGGCGTGGGTACGGCGGACGGTGCGCTGCCGGCGGTGACGCCAGCCACGCAGGACTTGCTCGGTGAGGTCGGATATCCAGCCCACCAGGGCGACGAGGAGGATGGCCAGCCACCACGGCATGTCCGTCCGGCCAGTCACCGCCCACCAGAGCAGGCCGAGACCGATACCGAAGCCGATGTACAGGACAGTGGAGAGGAGAGCGGGAAGGTATTTGCGGATCACGAGGTGCTCCCGGTTGATCGGTCTTACCCGCCGACGGCGGTGTCTAAGATGTCCGTTTCTGTGTCAGACTGCGGCGGCCTTACGAGCAGCACGCCGACCCCGCCGATACGCACGCTCACCCTCCGGGCAGCCCAACTCACACGCCCACGGGTCCTCACCACGCCGCTGATGAGCAACGAACCCCGCATGGTCACCGTGCCGACGCCGCGGCTCCAGCACCCCATCCCTGCACGCCAGAAACACGGCATGAGTGATGTTGTGCGCACCCAACCTGACCAGAACCTCCGACACCAGGTAGCTGACGCTGCTTTCCTGGATGCTGAGCTTGCTGGCCATCTGCCGTTGCGTCAGGCCCTCGGCGGCCAGTTGCAGCGTGCGGAGCTGCCGATCGGTGAGCGGGTCACCGAAGGACCCGATACGCCGGGACGGCGTGGTCACTCTCCACCCCCCAGACGCGGCTCCGTGTCGGGCTGCCCGGACCGCGCCACGGCGGCGTCGGCACCGATGCCGAGGATGTGCACCGGGTCCATCGGCGGGAGCTTCGCGGGGTGGCCGGGGCAGTGCACCGGGTCCATGCCGGGCTGCGGTTCCCAGTCGTGCTGGGTGTGGGGCTGCCGGGTCCTGGCCCAGTTGCACGGGAGCGTGGCCCTGCCGTCCTGTGTCGGGTCCTGCTGCGCCGCTTCGGCCTCCTTGAGGACGTCCTCCAGGAGGAAGCCGACGTGCGCGTACATGCCCGGGATCGCGGCCCGGATCGTGGCGACGGCGGCAGCATGGGACTGCGCCCGGTATTCCGTGTCGGTCAGGCCGAGGTCCGCGGCCTTCTCGGCGGTGGACTTTCGGGGCTGATGCGCCTCGCCAGCCAGACGACGCAGCAGCGGCACGACCTCGCAGTGGCAGCCGTCCTCCCACGCGGGCTCGACACAGCCGTGGTCGGGGCACCGCTCGACCAGGTGCTCGGCGAGCACGGCGGTCTGCTGGTCGGGCGCGGGCGGCACGGCGTCCAGGACCGCATCGGTCACCGCGTCCTGCGGGCGGGTCTCGCCCAGGCCCTGCCGCCACGACTCGAAGACGCGGTCGACGGCCTCGGCGATCCGCTCCCGCAGCGTGTCCCGGTCGGTGGCGGGCGCCGGGCCGGCAGACGAGTGGGTGCGGGCCACATGGGCGGCGACGGCGGCGATGTTCCGGGGGTCGTCAATGGTGACGACCCCACACTCGTCGGTGCCGCAGTGCTCCCACACGGCGGCGGCAATGGCTTCCATCAGCGGGTCGCCGTCGATCCAGCCGGCTGAAGCGGCGGTCGGGTCGGTGTCGGTCACGGTCACTCCAGATGTCTGGTGCGGGCGGTCGGTCGTGGTGTGGGAGGCTGGGGCCGGCCTGGGCGCGGTAACGACGCGCCCAGGCCTTGCCGTGGGTGGGGTCACGCGGCGCCGTTGAAGTCGAGAACGCCCTGCGCGAACCGCTGCTTGGCGAGGTCGTGGTAGGCCGGGTTGAGGTCGATGCCGATGTACTTCCGGCCGAGCTGGCGAGCCGCAGCGCCGGTCGTACCCGAGCCGGAGAACGGGTCCAGGACGGTGCCGGCGGGCTTGCAGCCAGCCTTGATGCAGCGCAGCGGCAGGTCGATCGGGAACACCGCGAAGTGCGCGGCCGGGTAGGGCCTCGTCGGTATCGACCAGACGTCGCCCGGGTTCCGGCCGAGGGGGTGGCCGTCGACTCCGGGCTCGTCGCGCTGCGAGGTTGAGTACGTCTGCGAGGGAAGTACCGCATCGGGTCGCCGCGCCTTGCGGCCTGAGGGCCTGCGCTGCGGGCGCATCGCGTGCGGCTCACGGATGGGGTCCAGGTTGAACGCGTACCGCTCCGACTTGACGAACAGGAACAGGTGCTCGTAGCGGTTGGAAAGCCGGTCGGTGACGGATGCCGGCATGGCGTTCGTCTTGTGCCACACAATCTTGTTGCGAAGGATCCAGCCGTCATCCTGAAGGGCCATGGCGACCCGCTCCGGGATCATCAGCAAGTTCTTCGAAGGCATGCCGGTCACGGCCCGGCGGGCGGCCGCCACTTCGGCGCCGTCGCGGCGGCGAGACGGACGGCCCTTCTCCTGCTTCCGCTGCCCACCGGTTCCCTCGCCGTGCCAGCGCTCGTTGAAGCCAGTGTTCAGCGCTCCCTGACCGCTGCTGTAGGAGTCGCCGAGGTTGAGCCACAGCGTCCCGTCATCGGCCAGCACACGGCGGCCCTCGGCGAACAGGGCGCGCATGGTCTCGACGTACTCGGCCGGCGTGGCCTCCAGCCCGTACTGGCCTTCGGTGCCGTAGTCGCGGAGCCCGTAGTACGGCGGCGAGGTGACGATGCAGTCGACGGAGCCAGCGGCCAGGGTACGCATCTGTTCCAGGGCGTCGCCGAGGAGCAGGGTCACCTGTTCGTCGCGGTAGTACGGCTGCCGGTCGGTCATGGTGCTGCTCCTGGTGGTTGGTGTGGGTGCGGTCACGGCCGGGCGGCGGGCACGGCGTCGTCGGCGTAGCTGATGCCGGGGCACCAGACGCCGGGCCGGTCGGCCCACTCGTGCGGGTCGTGGTAGTCGTCGTGGCCGCACGGGTGGGTGCCGGGCTCGGGGTCGCTCGTCACGGACATGGCGTCGACGGTGGCCGGGGCGCCGAGTTCGCGGAGCTTGGTCTCCTGTCGTCCGGCGAGCCGCGCGGTGGCGTCCAGGCGGGCGTTCGCGGTGGCGAGTTCGGCGCGGAGGCGGCGGATCTCGGCGGCCATGGCGGCAGCGGCGTCGGCAGCCGGGTGCGCGGAGCAGCAGGCGAACCCGAGGTCGGGGTGCTGCTGGTAGGCGGCGATCACCGTGTCGGCGGCGTCGAGGTCGAGCTGCGGGTCGTGTGGCATTCGGGTCTCCAGGGGTGTGAGGGCGGACAGTCAGGCGGGCGGCTACTTGCTCCAGCCGATGAGGCGGAAGGTGGCGCCCCGCTCTTCCAGGTCGGCCTTCGACTCGGCCATCTCGTCGGCCCACACGAGGCGGAGGATCGCGTCGGAGGCGGGGGTGGTGCGGTACTCGGCGTAGAGCAGGCCCTCGTCGTCCACGTAGACCGCGTCGTGGTCGTCGGTGGGGCGTTCGACGGCGGGCGCGATCCCGGCAGCAATGGCGGCGCGGAGCCAGGCGGCGGCCTCGCCGAGCATGATGCGCTGCGCTCCCTTGGACAGGCCCGCCCACTGCGGGACGGCGCCGTTCGTGTTGTCGTGCGTCACCTGCTGGCGGGCTTTGGCGAGCTGGCGGATGCGGGGGTCGGGCGTGCTGTTCATGCGGTGTCCTTCGGGTGTTGGGTTGCGATGGGCGGGGCTCAGGCGGCGGGTATAGGAACTGCCCCACCCCGCAGGGGGTCCGGAGTGGGGCAGTGGGAGCGGCGCTGGGGGTACGCGGCCGGCGGTCCCCGCGAGGGGGCGAAGGGGACCGCGGTCAGGAAGCCGGGTCGGTGAGGATCCGGTAGTCGCCGGGGTGGTAGCCGAAGTCGGCCCACTGGGCGGCTTCCTGGACGGCGAGGGCTTCGAGTTCGGTGCGGGCCTGCGCTTCGGTGTCGGGGGTGACGGTGCGGAGTCCGCCGGGGACGGAGTAGCCGTTGGGTTCGATGAGGCGCAGGGTCGGCATGGGAGTCCCCCAGGAGATGGGTTGGGTGGGGCTTGAATACCTATAGCTTACCCCCCAATGCATGACATCGCAATGCGTTGACCGGGAGGGACGTCAATGCGAAAGGGGCCCAACCCGAAGGCCAGACCCCTCACACCCACCCGGACAACTCAGAACGGCGCTTCGTCACCCCACGCGCCCGCCTGACCGCCCCCCGCCGACCCGTTGGCCCACGGATCGTCCGCCGGCGCGCTGGACGCCCCCTGACGCACCGCCTGACGCGCCTCCTGCCGGCCCTGACCCGAACCGCCACTGGCCTTCGTCACCTTTGCCGTCGCCGACCGCAGGGACGGGCCGATCGAGTCCAGGAGCAGCTCCGGCCGCGACCGCTTCTCCCCGTCCTTCTCCCAGCTGTCCGTCTTCATCCGCCCGGACACTACGACCTCGAGGCCGCGGGACAGGGTCTCAGCGATGTTCTCAGCGGCCGGCCCGAACGCCTTTCCGTCCACGAAGAATGAAGCGTCGTCCTTCCACTCACCCGACTGCGGGTCCTTCTTCCTTGAGTTGAACGCCAGGCGCACCGTAACAACGGCTCCACCGGAAGCGCCGTAGCGCAGTTGGGGGTCGTCCATCAGCCGGGCGGTTCCGTTCAGTGTCGGCAGGCTCACGCCACCGCTCCCTTCTCTAGTTCGATACCTTCAAGACGGGCCAGGTCAAGCCACGTCAGACACGGCGACCAGCGGCCGCTGTGGAACCGGTTCACCAGCGTCCCGGGCCCGCTTTTTAATCCGCTCCCACGACCTCTGTACCGTGTCGACCTCCATACCGAGGCGCTGCGCCACCAGCTGGTAGGACAAGCCACGCCGCAAGCCAACCTCGATCGCCAGACGGCGTTCCTCCCGGTTCAACGGCAGACCCTCACCCTCCGCAGACAGGGTCCGGTTCACCGCGACCACGTCCACTCCGGCCGTCTTCCGACGCAGCGCCGGCGCAAGGTCCCGAACCGTCTTCTCCGACCTCGTCGTCCGCGACGGAGGCAGCCTGTCCCCGTACTCATCGAACGTCACCCAGGCCAGCGCCTCCTTCAGCGGCCGGTCCGGGTCAGCGACCGCGGCCAGGACAACCGCGAGGGCCTCCAACTCGTGCCGGGTCAGGCCTGCCAGGCGGGTCTTGACGTCGTCGGCGGAGCCCTCGTGGACGTCCACAACCAAGCCGGCAGCCTCTGGCATCAGCGCCTCCACCATGTCGCCGCGCTGCTCCGCAGTCAGGGACTCGCTCATGCCACCTTCACCCCATCCACGGTCTTCGCTGCCTTGTTCCACTCCTTCTGCGCCTGCTCGATCTGCCAGTGCGACACCCCCACAAACGCCGCTATGTCCTGCAGACTCAGCCGCATCTCCCGCAGCCGGGACACCGTCTCCTGGTGCTCGTCTCGGACCTGCTCCCACATCAGCCGCTTGTCGCCCGGGCTCTTCGGCCGCAGCAGACTGCCCTTCGCGCCGATCCACCACAGCGCCACCCGGACCGTCACCGGCGCCGCGATCACACCGTGCCTGCGCAGCTCCTCAGCCACGGTCTGGGCCGGCCAGCTCTTCCACTCGTGCATGAACCGGGCGTACGCCGGCGACGCCAGCTTGCGGGCCTGCTCCAGGTTCGGCCGGTTGCCAAGCAGCACCTCCACGCGCAGGGCACGCCGCTGCAGGTGAGTGAGCCCACCGACTACGCCCCACACCATGTACGAGGAGTCCTCGAACGCAATTCCGTCGGTGAGGCAGCGGATACGGACAGGGCAGCCGCGGCAGATTTTCTGTACCTGCTCCTGGTCCCGGGACTGCTCAGAGAAGATCGTTTCGGTGTCGACGCCCTGGCAGGCAGCGAAGTCTCGCCAGTTCCAGGGCGCGGCGGGCGTTGTGCCGAGGCGTGTGGTGGCGGTCATGCGAGGGCTCCGGTGAGGGTGTACAGGCGGATGATGGCGCCGGGCTGGGTGAGGGCTTCGGGGTGTTCTCCGGGGTAGACCTTGCGGCTGCGGGATTCGATGACGCGGCCGTCGTCCTCCCACGCCTTGGCTGTGCTGATGGCGTCGAAGGTGGAGCGGACGAGCTTGTCGATGTCCGGGCTGACGGCGGGGTAGGTGCGGCGTCGTTTGGGGGCGCTGGCCGGCTTGGGCATGGTGAAGGTGACGTCGGCGCGGACGGGGCCGGTGAGGGGGTGGGCGTCGCCGCGGAGGATGGCGGTGGTGATGGCGTCGGTGACCTTTTCTCGCCAGGGCTTGACCTTCTTGGAGGATTCCCGCATGAGGGGGATGGCTTTGCCGGTCTTGCGGCTGCGTCCCCATCCGACGGGGGTCTTGCTGCCTTGGGGGCCGGGGAGGCCGTGGACGGCGATGGTGAGGCGGGGTTCGGTCTCCCATTCGTAGGCCTGGGGGAGGGTGGGGGCGGTGATGCTCACGTGGTGGGCTCCTTGGTTCGGTGGTGGCCGCTGCGGAGGTGGGTGGCGTGTCCGGGGCGGTGGCCGAGGTGGTAGGCGGCGCAGAACGGGCATTGGTAGGCGCGCATGCGGTTGCCGGTGTGGCGGCGTATCTGGTTGGCGCGTTGTTTGGCTGCTTTGCGGGTGTGGAACGGGGTTTTGCCGGTGCAGGTGGCTTCCTCTTCGGTCACCGGGGCTCCGTGCGTGGTGTGGGTTCGGGGAGTCCGAGGGCTTGGGCGAGGTGCCGGCGGGCGGTGTCGTCGTAGGCGTCGTTGTGGATCCAGGTGGCGACGATGGCGATGCGGGCTCGGGCGAGGGCGAGGTCGTCTTGGAGGCTGGTGACGAGTGCTGCGTGCTGGGTGCAGAGCTGCTGGGCGAGCGTGTCGACGTAGGCCTGGTCGGCGTCAGCCATCCAACTCACCTCGGAGCTGGCGCAGTTCTTCCTCCAGCTCGGCGACGCGGGCCTCAGCCTTCTGCCGTGCTTCGTGTGGGGTGAGGGCGTCGCCGAGAGCGGGGCCGGGTTCGAGGCCAGCGGACGTGGGTGATGCGGCCCACTCATCGGTGGTGACGGGCTTGAGGTTGTTCACGGGTTCCTTCGTGGGATGGTGGTGGTGGATCCCCGTCGGCTGGACCCCGGCGGGGATTCTGTTTGGGGCGCCGCTCCCGCCAGCCGGTGGTCATCTGGTGGGGCGGCGGGTCAGAGGTGCACGCCGGGGATGCGCGCCATGTCGTGGACGAAGTCGTCGATGCGGCAGATGAGCCGGCCGTCGTCGAGGCGCATCCAGCCGCTGTCGATCACGGTGTTGATGCCTTCGTTGTCCGTGGTGAAGTGGAGGACGATGCCGTCCATGTCGTGGGGGCTGCCGCAGATGTCGCATTCGACGATCACGACGGTCGCTGTGCGCGTGGCCATTAGGCGTCCCCTCCGAAGTCGGCGGTGATGACGGGGATGGGTTGGGTGTCGGCGGCCGCGGTGTGTGCGCGGGTGAGGGCGTCGCCGAGGGCGCGCGGCCGGGTCGGTATGGGGACTGGGATCGACTCGGTGGTGGGCTCTCCGGGGAGCTGCTTGGCGAGGGTGGGGCCGGTGTGGATGCCGAGTTCGGTCAGTTCATCCCGGGTGAGGCGGGGGATGTGGGTGAGGCTGGCGTGGGTTTCGGTGCACCGGTCGGCGTGGACGCGGGCGGCGGCCGCGGTGGAGGGGGTGTCGAGGCGGTAGATGTGGGTGGCGCCCATGGGGCAGGTGGCCTGCCAGGTGAGGGTGCGGGTGGGCAGGTCGTAGTGGAGGAGGCTGCGCGCGCCGTTGTCGTCGGTGAGGGGGCGGGTGATCTGGCCGTCGCGGTGGTCGCGCCAGTCGCGGATGTGCGGGGTGGTGATGCCGACCATGCGGGCGGAGACGATGGCGTAGCCCTGGCCGTCGGTCATGAAGTCGCGGGGCCGCTTGGGGAGGGGCGGGGTGGTCTTCTTAGCGGCGGGCCGGCGGGTGGGGGTCTTCTTCGCCGGGTTCTTCCGGGCGGGCGTGGTCTTCTTCGCGGTGCGGGTGGTGGTCATGTCCGGCCTCCGTCCTGTGCTGGGTTCTGGTGGTGCTCCGTTGGTGGTGGGGGGTGTGGGTGAGGAGTGCGAGGGTGGTGAGGCCGATGGCGAGGGCGATGCCGTCAGGCCAGGTCACCTCTGCGCCGGCGCCTGGGTGGGCTTATCCAGTGCGGCCACAGACGGGCAGGGCCACTCGTAGCGGTCCGGGTTCCAGTCGGGCCCGTCGCCGTCCTCGTTCTCGCAGTTGCCGCAGACGTAGCCGAGGAAGCCCTTGTCGCAGAGGGAGCGGCCGTCCTCGTCGCTCTCGGCGTGCTGGTCGTCGTAGTCCTCGGCGTTCGGGTCGCAGCCGCAGAAGTCGGCGAGCTTGTAGACCTCGATGCGGGAGTGTTCGAAGCGGATGATCAGTTCGGGGTGGTTCCGCTCGGCGTAGAAGCGGATGCGGTCGGCGAACTGCCTGGCGGTCTCGTTCTCGAACGGGCTCAGGTTCAGGGCCTGCCAGGCGACGGCCTCGGCCGCCTGGATCCGCCGGGACGCCATCTTGGCGCCGATCCTGTTCAGTTCGTCGGCGAGACCGGTCGGGCGCAGCAGTTCGTACTCCGCTGGCGGGACCATGACGTAGTTCGTCATCTCCTGCTTGATGTCTGCCAGCTCGGCCTGCGCCCTGGCGAGGTCCTCGGTCAGGTTCGTCATCAGCTCTGCTCCTTCTCCATAAGAGCGGCGTTGACCTGGATGGCGTGGAGGTAGCCGTCGATGAGGCCCTGGGCGTAGAGGGGGTCGTACTGGTCGGCCATGGAGGCGCGGGCGTGGACGCGGTGGGAGGGGAGGTGGGTGATGGCGGCGAGTTCGCCGTCGGTGTAGCCGTCGTTGTAGGAGTCGGCGGAGCCGGTGGGGGTGGTCTCGGGGGTCATGAGGCTCATGGGGGTGGCCTTTCAGTCAGAGGGAGGCTTCGTAGGCGGACACGACGACATCGGTGACGCGGTCCTGGCCGTCGCAGTCGGGGCAGGGCTTGCTGGTGTTCCGGTAGAAGCGGTGTCCCAGGTCGTGACCTTGCTTGCGGCGCGGGCTGAGTTCCGCGTAGGGGATCTCTTCGCCGTCGACCATCAGCGTTCCGTGGCCATGGCAGGTCGTGCAGAGCCCGTAGGCGTCGGTGAAGCCGGGCCGGGCGCCGGATGTCTGGGTGGTGAGGGTGTTGGCGGCGCGAAGGATGCGGCCGATGACTTCGCTGGTGGTGGGCGGCCGCTTCGGGGCGACTGGGGAAGCGGTGCGGACCCAGTTGGAGACGTGGGAGATGTAGTTCGGGACGAAGAAGCCGGGGGCCAGTTCCTCCTCGTCGACCGTGGAGTCCAGGGCGTCGGAGATGGCGCGGATCGCGGCTATGGCGCCCGGGCTGGACTCGATCAGGCGGATCGATGCCAGCTCGTCGGTGAAGAACTCGGCGGGGACGCGGAGGGGGCCGTGCCATTCAGCAACGAGGAAGGCGTGGGCGCAGATGTCGAGACGGTCGATGTCGCCGCGTTCGCCGAACTGTTCGCCGCGGTGGAGGCCCTCGATGTTGATGACGGCGGCCATGTCTTGGAGGACGTTCTGGGTGGGGCGCATGGCGGTTCTCCCGGGGGTTGGCGTCCCGGCCGCGCAGTGTGGTGGTCATGCGTGGCCGGGAAGTCTGTGGTGGGTCAGGCGGTTTCGCGGTGGCGGTCGGCGCAGGTGGGGCACTGGTGGCGGCCGAGGTTGAAGCCGGCCGACTGCTCGATGACGTGGGCGTCCGGGTCGGCCGGGTCGAAGACGGTGCCGCAGTAGCAGGAGCAGCCGCACTTGCGGACCTCGGCGCCGTAGGGGATGTCGAGGCCGGCGAGTGAGGCGGCGGCGAGCATCAGGGCGGTGAACTCGCCGTTGTCGGCGGTGTTGTCGGCGCGGTCCATGACATGGTCGAAGCGGTCCTGGGCGGCCGGGGTGAGGCTGCTGTAGTCGGCTTCGAGGCGTGCGCGGGCATGCGTCATCAGCGTCACGGTGGCTCCAGGGGGTGCGGATGGGGTCAATCAGCCCTGGTTGGGGGGCTGTTGCCTTATCGGTGACACCACCGTACCGCTCAACGCATTGCGATGCAATGCATTCGTTGGGATGCCTTGGGTTCGGGCATGAAAAAGGCCCCTGCTCCCCCTGTTTTCCTAAGGGGACGGGGCCGTGCTGACCGGGACCGACGCGGCGTCAGGAGCGACCTGGCACCGGGTACCTGCGGGTGTACGCCTCCAGCAGATCGCTGTAGTCGACGACCACCTTGCGGCCGCGCCGCTCGATCCGGAGGCCGTCCTGACGCGCCCAGCGGAGGATGGTGTCGTCGGATATGCGGATGTTCGCTTCACGGAACATGAGCACGGCCTCCTTGAGGGACACGGGGTCCTCGATGGCCGGCGTGCCGCAGGTGTCGGGGCTGAGGGTGGTGATGGCCATGTGGCCTCCCGGAATCGGACGGCCACAGTTCGCAGCTACGGCGGCCGATGACGGGTGGTGATCCTGGTGGTCCGTTTGTGTTGGTGGTGTGAAGATGCCGGTTGGTGCTAGTTACGACTCGTGTACCCCCGATCAGGTTGCACGTTCCTGTCGAAGATTTTTGCGAGTCTGGATGTGCTCGTAGGCGAGGCGGGCGAGGTCGTACTGCCGGTGGGTTCCCCCGTTCCGGCGGGCACAGTGCCGGTTCACGCAGAGGGCGACGCCGAGGTGTTCCTGCCAGTGCAGTCCGGGGGCTCCGCAGTCGGGGCAGCGGTGCGGGCGGATGACGGAGTAGTCGCCGGCGGCGATGGCGTGTTCGAGGCGGTGCCGGTACTCCAGGGTGTCGCGGCGTTGCTGGACATCCTCGGGGGCGTTCTCGGTGTGCTGGTGCGCCCAGGCGTACACCTCGTGGACGTGGTCCGGGAGCGGGCCGGCGTCGGGGTTGGCGGCCCGGGTGTGGTCGATGACCTCGCGAACGGAGGCCTGGATGTGGTCGACGATGCCGGCGTTGAAGGGCAGGCCGGGGGTGACCGTGGTGGGTCGGGGTTCGGAGCTGATGTACGAGTGGCCGTCGGGTCCGTTGACGGGATGCTCACGGAAGTAGGCGTGGAGCTGGGCGAGTCTCGAGGCCGCGCCGTCGGTGTTGCTGTCCGTGGTGCCCATGGGTGTGGTCCCCGTCCCCTAGGCGGCCCCCTGGGGCGCGGGACGTCCTTACTCACGGTGCAAGGGGCGCGCGCCGGAGGCCGGATGTTGTCACTCCGGGTATTCCGGACGCCCCATGATGGCATGCAAGTGGCTGGAGTTGAACGCTTTGTGAGAGATGATCAACAGACAGTTGTAGAGATTGGTCTGTCGTACCGGGGGGCAAGTTGCACGAACCCCCGGCATATTCAGACAAGTCGCGGTGCCTCCCGCATCCCCCTTATGACCGTCACCAGTTCGTCCAGCTGCTCACTGGTGATCAGGCCGGTTGCGTGGGATCCCTCGAGGGCCCGTTGCCAGATGTCGAGCGTCTTCAGGAAGGCGGCTGCGGTGCGCGGGTCGGTGAGGGACTGGTTGATGGAGTTGAAGGATGTCTCGATGTCATCCGCGAACAGCTCCAGGGCGCTCGGCTCGTGAGGGTCGGGGTTGTGCCGGGGTGAGGTCCCCATGCTCTTCCACCGTCCCTGGGCCGCTGCGTGGGCGCCGCCGCGGCGGCGCTTGGTGATATCGATTACGGCCCCAACAGCTCCCGTGTTCAACGTGCGGGTGCGGGTGGGGTCGGCCGGCTCTGCTGCGGACATGCAGGGCTCCGCTCCTCCGGCAGTGGGAAGGGTCCTCGAAACGCTCCCCGCTGGTCGGGCGGGGAGCCCTCCCTTGGTACAGCTGCCAGTCCATACCGTGGGATTGCCACTGTGGCATCAATTTGTGCCGGTGGGGGATATCGGGTTCGGTTTTAATGCCACCGTGACCGGTTTCAGTCACGCAGATGGCTCGAACGATTACCCGGTGTGAAAAGTTGACGTTGCTGGATTACTTCCCTGCCGCACCGGGATGGTGTCGCCGACGGCATCGGGGTTCGCGTCAGGGCGGATACCTCGTGGGCGGCTTGTGGGCGTACCCGTCTCTTGAGACGTGAGTCTAAAGCCGGAACTCCGCAACGCCTAGAGCCTGTTCCCCGGTCCTGGTCAGAGCCCTGGCGGGGTGTCCCGTGCTGTGCGTGGCCGCTGCGGGGAGAGGCGGGGCGCCTGGAGGGCTGCGAACCTCGCAGACGCCCCTGGGTAACCCCTTCCCCGGCCGGGCGTCCGACCACCGAAAGGGAACCGGCACTTCCACCACAGCAGGCGGGCATATGCATGTGAACCCATCAGTGGCGCGATCACCCGAACGAGCGACTGAGAAACCCCGGCAACCCGCCCCAATCCTGACTCAAAGTCAGTATTGCTGGTGAACACAGAAAAGCGGCCCTGCCACCCCACCACCATGAGCGAGGAAACTGGGCCGCTGAGGATCGCGCTAACTGGCCGTAGACGGCATCCCGAGGAGAGAGCGGACGATCGACTCGAGCCGACTGGGATCCATCTCCAGGGCCTTCGCGTTGAGGAGCCGCACCAGTTCGAAGAAGTCGTCGGTGGTCGTCTTCTGCACGAGGTACATCGCAGCCGACCCCGGACTGTCGTACGGGAAGGGCGATGGCTTCGACAGACGGCTGGCGCGCATCGCTTCACTGGTGGTCTGTTGCCGCGGTTCGGGGATGGACTCCGCCGGATCCTCTCGTGCGGGCGCACCCTTCAACTCCACCGTGGACACCGGGCGGGCCGGCTGTTCAGCTGCCTCCGGGATTATCACGCCGTGATAATCCGCTGGGCCGGCCGACACCTCCACGATCGGCCGGGCCTTCGCCTGAGCCTTCTTGCGGGCGACCTCCGCTCGCTCGTCCGCTTTCGCCTTCTGCTCCTCAGGCGACAGCTTCCCGAGGTTGCGGACGTGCTCGACACGCCGCTCACCGGTCATGAGGTCCTTCTGCAACTCCGGGGTGAGCTTCAGCAGGGACAGCTTGCTGGCGAGCGTGGACTGGGCGATACCGAGGCGCTTGGACGCCTTGGTCTGCGAGCCGTAGTACTCCACGAGCTGCTGCAAGGCGTGGGCTTCCTCCAGGTCGGTCATGTCATCGCGGTGGTAGTTCGCGATGAACGCGGCCTCGAGGAGGGTCTCGTCGGTGGCGACGCGGGCGTTGTCGACACGGACGGGGATGACTGCCAGGCCGACGCGGCGGGAGGCCTCGAGACGGCGGTGGCCGTCGACCACGACGTACTGGGCGCCGTCGTCGAGGTCGTTGGCGCGGTCGGGTCGATCACGGAGGTAGGCGTCGACGGTGGCCACCACGATCGGCAGGATGATGCCGACCTCACGGACGGTCTCTACGGTCTCATCGAGGTTACGCAGGTGGTTACGCGGGTTGTCTGGGTTGTCGCTGATGAGGGTGACTGGCAGTTCGGTGACCGTGGAGAGGTCCGTGCTGTCGCCGCTCATGGCGTTTTTGAAGGCGTCTCGCCGGGAGCTGCGCACTGTACCGGCCTTGCTGAACGCAGCGCTTCGGCTCAGCTGATCGGCTTTGCTCACTGGCTGACCCCCAGAGCGATCAGACGCATGATGTTCGCCTGAGCGCTGCTCGGCGCGTAGGACAACAGCGGCTGCTGCAAGCGAACCGCCTCCCGCTGTTCCTTGAGGTCTCCGATGACGGCGAGGACACGCTGCTCTTCCATGCCCTGCCAGCTCTCCAGGGAGGACGTTGCGACGTACCCGCGGCGGGCGTCGTACTGATTCACCACGAGACCGAGATAGTCGATCTCGAGGCCGAGGTCCTTGCAGAGTTCCTCGATCTGTTCAGCCAGGATGTTGAACGCGATGGCGGAGGAGTCTTCGGCGAGGACGGGGACGACGACGCCGGACTGGCCGGGCTTTTCGTTGCGGCGGCGCCGGCCGTAGTAGAGGGCAGCGTCCATGGCGAGGCCGAGGCTTGGCGGGCAGTCGATGATGATGATGTCGTAGTCGTCCTCGAGCGGCTTAAGGGCACGTTCGAGAGCGTGCTCCTTCTGGAAGCCGCGGGTATTGGCTGCGGCCAGGGTGATTTCCATGTCCAGGAGGAAGCCGTCGAAGCATGCCGGTAGGACATGTAGGCGCCCGGCGTAGCGCGGATCGTCTACCGCGACCACATGGTCGCGGATATCACGTTCGCCCTTTCCGACCATGTGTGTGACGAGGCTGTCCGCACCGCGGGGGATCCATTCGATGCCTAGCTGGCTGGTGAGGTGGCCCTGCGGGTCGTAGTCGACGACCAGTACTCGTTGGCTTCCTACGCACGCGGCGCTGACCTGCTCGAGAAGTTCGGTTCGGGTCTTCCCGATGCGCTGCAGATCGTTGTAGGCGAGCGTTTCGATGTACCGGCGGAGCGCTGCGGCGCCGGTTTCCTGGTCTTCGGCAAACGACTCTGAGATGCCGAGGGACACCGATGTCTTGCCGACGCCGCCCTTCTGGTTGCAGGAGATGATGCGCCTCGGTTCCCGGGAGGGCGCGGAGTTCGGGGAGGGGTGGTCATCCAGCCAGTTCCGAATCGACTGGGCCAGGCCCTGGATGATGGAGACGCCGCGGTCGTTGCAGGTGTCCCGGAAGTCGTTGAAGAGGCCGGGCGGAAGCCAGGTGGAGAAGGACCTGGCGCCGGCGGTGTCGATTTCCTTGTTGGGGCGGTCGCTGGTGCGCCAGTTGGTGACGGCTGCCTCGACGGCGTCCTGGATGTCCAGGCCCAGTTCGGCGGCGCGGACCTTGAGTGCTTGTTGGAGGGCCGAGGGCAGCTTGGACGCCACCTTTTCCCGGTCTCCGTCGGGGTATGGAGAGGCCATGGCGTCACCTTACTGACCTCTGTGGTTGGAGTGGCACCCGGTGTGCGGTTCTTGATGGGGTTTCACCCTCGCGGGTGCCTGGATTATCACGCCGTGATATTCGGGAGCCGGTGATGGCGGCGCCCGGGCAGGGGCCGTGATTATCACGCCGTGATAATCACGCGCCCTCACCATCGTCTGCGTCGTCCGGGTCGGCGTAGGCCTGCCCGTCCTCGTACACCGGCTCTCGGAACAGGTCGCCGTGGAGGACGGTGACCGGGGGCCGCGGGTAGTGATGTGCCGGCTTCGGCCTCGCGTGCCGGATGGTTGCTGCGACCTGGGCGCCGATCTCCCTCGCGGACGCTGCCGCGGTTACGTTCACGGTGATGGGCATCAGCAGCTCCCGGCGGTGATGAGGGCGGGCACGACGGTCGCCGCAGGCTGCTGGGCGGGGCAGGTCTGCAGGGTGGCCATGCAGATGCGGCCGCGGATCCAGTCGTCCAGGAAGGCCTGTTCCTGGTCTTCTTCGGCGGCGTGCCAGGCGTCGGGGTAGCGGCTGGCGGTGGTGGGCTGCGGCATGGCGGCTCCGATCCGTGCGTGGTGATCGGCGACCACGTTGCACCACATCCGCTGCGGTGTTCCCTCCGCTCAGTCGTCTGTCTGCTGCCCTACCGAGAGGTCGTCGACCGTCTGCCAGAGGGCGAGGTCCCATGACTCGGGTGTGACGTTGTTGGCGGTGAGGGCACGGCGGTGCGCCTGGATCGCTGCGAAGAGTCGACGGGTCGTATCCCTGTCTGACGTCCACACCGAGTCCGGTAGGACGTCCTCTACTTGCTGAATTCGGTTCTCCAGCATGTCGAGGAAGTTCCGGCGGCGGCGCCCTGCCTGGGTGCTGGGGTCGTTCTTCAGTCGGGCGACCGCGGCTTGCTTGCGGGTGAGGACGGAGTGGGTGAGCTGGATCAGTCGGGGATCCAGGTAGAGGTCCCAGAGGTCGTCCTTGCCGCTGGAGAGGGTCTCGCAGACGAGCTGGGCGTAGGCGCGGCGGGGCATGGACAGCAGGTCGTCCGCGGAGGGCTGTGGGGGGTCAGCGGGTTGGGGCTCTGCGGGTCCGTGCAGTGGTGGGATTGGGTGGCGCTTCTCTTTGGGCAGGACGGCGTTCAGTCGGCGCAGCATAGCGATGCGCGCTTTGCGCTGCTCAAGCGTTTCGGTGGACGGTGTGTCGGTCACGGGGTGTCCTCTCAGGCGACGTCGAACGCGCGGCGGGGTTCGGTGAGGCCGGCCTGCTCCTGCCGCTTACGGGCGAGTGCGGCTCGGCGGACGGCGTCGCTGCGGTCGACCTCGCGCGGGGTGATCTGGTCCAGGTCGGCCGCCGGCTCGGGGATTCGGTTCGCGCGGGCGGCGGCTTCCTGCCGGGCCATGGCTTCGAGGGTGTAGGGGTCGGTGGGCTGGTGGGGTCGCCGGTGAGTGAGGGCCGCCTGGAGGGTGGCCCGGTATCCGGGTGAGGCGGTCTCGCGGGTCTTCACTGGTCCCTGCGGCTCCGACGTCTGGGGTGTGGCTGGTTCCGACGTGGATGCGGTGACGTTGCCGACGGGCAGGACACGGATGCTGCGGACTGTGGAGCGGCCGAGCTTGTCGTTGATCTGCTTGGCGAGCTGGCCGCCGAGGAGTCGGAGTTGGGCGGCGTAGGCGTGGGTGCCGGGCCGGAGATCGAGGCGGCCGGTCTGTTCGTCGTAGCCGGTGGGTTCGACGCGGCCGACGAGGTGCGGGCACAGCTCGGGCCACTGGTCGAGGAGGGTGCCACCGGCGACGCCGGCCTCAAGGGGAAGGTCTGCGCCGAGTCCGGTGATGGCGGCAGCCAGGCTGATGGGGTCGCGTCCGTCACCGCGGCGGGTGCTCGGCTTGCGGCGGGGCTTGGCCGGGGTGTTGGTGGGTGCTGTGCGGGCGGTGGCTTTGTAGGCGGCGAGGGCCTGCCGGGCGAGGTCCTTCCCGGACAGCTGCGGGGTCTTAGTCACGGTTGGTCTCCCTGCACTCGGTCGTCTCGGTGGTAGCCGTCGTGGCCGTGGGGCCGGGTGCAGACCTGGATGTCGCCGCCCCATCCAGGGGCGTGGGCGACTCGGCAGGCGTGACCGGGTACGTCTGCGACGGCGGCTTCGATGCGGGCGCAGGGCGTGCAGACGTCCTCCACGTCGCCGTCGACGGGGTTGAGCTGGTCGCGGGTGCAGTACGTGAAGCACAGGCAGCACATGACCCGGCCGTCGGTGAGCCTGTCCAGGCGGGTGTAGCTGCCGCCGGCGGCGAGGGGCACAGTGAGGAAGTCGGCGGGTTGGGAGGTGTCGGGCACGGCGGGTCTCCTCAGAAGGCGGGGGTGAGGGTGCGCTGGGCGTTGAGGGCCTGGTCGACGAGCCAGTTGGTGTACAGGCGGCGTGCGTCCCGTTCGCTCATGCCGGTCGCGAGCGCGTTGTAGATGATCGTGAAGTCCTGGGCGGCCTCGGCACGGCTGGCCAGGACTAGTGCGCGGTCCAGGTCCTCGAGGTCGACCGGCTCGGGCGCGGTCTCTACGGGGATTTCAAAGCAGTCGGCGTCGTCCACGGGGCCGGCGGCGATCTCCCGGGTGCGGCGGAACGCTTCGCGGACGAGGGATTGCACGCTGACCCGGGTGGGGGTGCGGTCGGCGCCGAGGCCGCTGTAGGCGGCGTCATCGTGGCGGGCCTGCTCGGCGGCACGGGACTCCTGCCACGCCTCCACCAGGACCTTGCGACGCTCGGGGGTGGTGTACAGCAGGTGGCAGGACGCGAGCCGGTAGGCCAGCAGCCCGGACGGGCGGCGGGCGTCATCCGCGCCGACGGGCAACTGCTCGGCGACGGCCTGGACCTCGAGGGCAGTCCATCCGGCATCAGCAACGTGGCGGACGATCCACGCGAGCCGGGGGATGGAGGCGCGGTTGAGCCAGGGCACCATCTGCTTCAGCTCACGGGCCAGCTGGTAGCGGCGACCAACCTGGTTGAGCTTCCGCGGTCCGCGGTTGGATGACTTCGGGGTGGGGGACTTGCCTTCCCCGCTTGCGAGCTTGCTCTCAGAGGGAGAGTGAGTACCAGCAGTAGAAGAAGTGCCGGAAGTACCACCCTGCATTGGGGTGCAACGCCCTCGTCCCGAAACACCGGTGCGGCGGCGGGGGCGGCGGGTCTTCCGGGCGGCCTTCTTCGCCAGCTTCCCCAGCAGGGTCCGGGACTCCTCGGCGGCGCCGACGGGACGCCGTTGCACCCCTTCTCCGATCGTGCGGATACCGAGGGCCTCGTCGAAGGCGACGGGGATGACACGCTCGAACACGGAAGCTTGGTTGCCGCCACCGCGGACACGGGTGCCCTTGCTGCGGTACACCAGCAGCCCGGCCTCGCGGAGCATGCCGAGGTGGTACTGGACGGTGCGCTCGGCAACTTTCAGCTTCCGGGCGAGGTAGTCGACGCTGGGCCGGCACTCCGTGAGGGCGGCGATCTCCTGGGCGATGGCGATGGTGGTGGGTCCCCATTTGGGGCCGTGGGCGCGGCTGGGGGTGTACAGGCCCTTCTTGGCGCAGTCGGTGACCCAGTGGACGGCGGTCATCCAGGAGTGGGCGCAGGTGGTGATGCGGCCGGTCGTGGCGTGCAGCCATTGGGCGGCTGCGATCACCCGGAGCCGTACGCCACGACCGTCGTGGCCTGCACTGTAATCGGTCGTGTGTTCGGTTTTGGTGGTGGGGGTGGGTGTGTCGAGGGTCTGCTGGGGGCACTGGGTGTCGCCCGTGCGGGGGGAGATTCCTCGCGAAACGGGCGCGACGGAA